GGGGCGCCCGCCTCGGCCAGCGCGCGGATCATCACGTCGTCGGACGGCCAGTCCGCGTCCCGGTCGTAGCCGAGCCGGTCGGCGATCGCCTGGCGCAGGAGGTCGGCCGCCCTGAACTCGCTGCGCGCGGGCGCGGGTTCGGTGGCGCCCGCCTCGTCCTTCGGGGCCGCGCGCAGCGTCTCCAGCTCCTCGGGGTCCGGCCGGAGCAACAGTCCGCCACCGCCGCACTCGTGGCAGCGGACCAGCGTCCCGGCCATCCCGCCGTCGACGACGTGATCACCCGCCTTCGGTCTCCCAGCCGCCCGCCGGACCACGCGGTAGTTCCAGCTCACGACGCGGCCCGCCGCGCGAGCCGGTCGCGGTGCGGGGGCAGCCCGAGCCGGTCCCGGATCCGGCCGACGGTGTACGTGCTCGACCGGGTGTGCGCGGCGATGTCGGCGTCGGTGAACCCGTGCAGGTGCAGCTCGGCGATCAGGTCGGCGCGGTCGCTGGTGCACAGCGACTCGGCGGGTTCGCGCCCGGCGCGGCACCGCTCCCACAGGTCCCAGCCCGAGCCGGGCTCCCAGATGAACCCGTCGAACCACCGGCCCGGGGCGCGGGTCACGACGCGCCCCCGGTCCGGTTCCGGCGGCGGCGGTCGGCGAGCGACACGGCCTCGGCCCGCCCGGCCAGGTAGCCGTCGAACTCCGCGCGGTGCGCGGCGACGAGCGCGACGATCGCCTCGACCTCGGCCGCGAGCGCGTCGCGGCGGGCCGGGTGGCGGCCGGGGTACTCGACGGCCTGGGCCTCGCGGACGATCACCTGGATCGGGTCCGGCTCGCCCGAGCGCCACCGCCCGGCGGTCGACCAGCAGGTCATGCACGTGGTGTACGCGGTCCGCTGCTGGCCCAGGTCGCGGATGCGGCGGTCCAGGGCGGCGGCGGTGATGACCCGGGTCGGGTCGAGGTTGGCGAGGGGGATGCCGCACTCGGTGAGGTCGGCGCCGTGCCGCCACGGCAGCGCCGGGCGGGCGAGGTGGTCGACCGGGCCGAGCGCGGTCATGTCCGGGCCTCGGCCTCGCGCTGGGCGGCCAGGGCGTCGACGCGGGACGGGTGTGCCCCGCGCTTGGCCAGCCGCCGGTCCGGCCGCGACAGCACGTGGCAGAACTGGCCGGGAGGCGCGCCGCAGTGCGGGCAGCCGATGCCGAGCGCGGTGTCCCGCATGGCCGGGTCGGACGGGGCGTCGACGTCCCAGCCGCACTCGGCAGCGATCTGGCCGAACATCGCGGCGCGGAACTCCGGCGTCGACGGCGGCTCGTCGGGCTCGGGCCACTCGACCGGCGCCCCGGCGGCGGCGGCGCGGGCGGCGTCGACCTCGGCGTACCGCTCCCGGGCCTGCGCCGTCGTCTCGCGCATCGCCCGGTCCTGCCGCTCGGCGCGGATCAGCCCGGCGATGTCGGTCGGCTCCAACAGCCGCCGCCGGTCGGGGTGGCTGGCGATCCACTGGGCCAGGGCGCGCCGGGCCTCGGCGTAGGTCCACCGCCCGAGCGCGACCTGTCCGGCCCACTCCTCGATCAGCGGGGGGGACGGGTCGCGGCGCTGCTCGCCGATGAACCGCTCGACCAGGTCCCGCAGCTGGGCGGCGGGCATGCCGGGGGTCGGGGCGGACGACGCCGGGACGGGACGGGAGTCGGTGGGGTCGGGCATGGGTCAGCCTCCAAGCGAACGCAGGTGAGGGGTCGAGCCGTTCAGGTCGTCGGCGAGCATCTGGTCGAAGATCCGCCCGGTGGCGGCCTCCCGGCTCTCAGAGCGCCGGGGCCCGGGCGGGCCGGTGGTCGCACGGCGCATCCAGGTCCGCCACGCCGCCTCCCAGTTGCGCTTGGTCGCGTTCTGCCCGGACGCGGCGAGCCAGTAGTCGCGGAACTGGGCGGTCTCCCAGCGGCCGTCGACGTCGGGGCACTCGTCCACGGCCCACTCGCGCATCTCCTGGGTGACGACGAAGTCGGCCGGGAGCCGAGTGCCGCGAGCGGCGGTCCGCGCGGGCGGCGGAGGGGGCGCCGGAACGATCACGGCGGGGGCGGCCGGTTCGGGCTCTGGCGGAGGGGTCGGCGAGGGCTCCGGGAGGGCGTCGTCGCGCTGCTGCGCGGCGAAAACTAGACCACCAACAGAAGTAGAACCCGGGGAGCTAACAGCTCCCCCGTCCCCGTCCCCGTCCTGGTACCCATTCGCCCATCCCTTCGGCGCATCCCTTCGGCCGAACCCTTCCGGCGAACCCTTCGCCCGAACCCTTCCGGCGAACCCTTCCGGCGAAGGGTTCGCCTCATCCCATCCGACGAGCGGCTGAGTGCCCCCCTCGTCAGGCGGCGGCACCGGGCCCGGGTCGATCTCCGCCGCCACCGCGTGCGGGTCCGGGTAGACGTAGCGCCGCTCCTGCCCAGCCTTAGTGGTGATCTTGTCCGGCGGGCGGGGGGGCAGCTTCCGCAACTCGGCCGCGAGCACCCGCGCCAGCTTCGGCGACCGCACCCGCTGCGCCTCGCCCAGCGCGCACTTGAGCAGGTTCGGCATGTCGGCGATCCCGTCGTTGCGGATCATCGTCCGGACCAGCACCTCACGGGTGTAGTCGTCGACCGCGACGAAGTCGGCGCCGACCAGCTCGTCGAGCACCGGCACCAGCTGCGCCCGGGTCAACCCGACCTTGCGCGCCCACAGCTCCGGGGCCAGCCGCCCCACCCCGGCGAAGTTCACCGAGTCGTCGGTCAGCAGCGCCAGATACAGCGCCTTGGCCGGGAGGGTCAGCACATCCAGGTCGTCCCAGATACGAAACTGCACGCGCGCCTCGGCGCGGCTCATGACAAGAATCCACTGTGCGCTGTAACGTCACGGGCGTTCATCTGCGGGTTCTACCTTCCCCGAACTCGTGGGATGACGGCGCCGCCCCCCCGGCCTTGGCCGGGCAGCCCCATGCGGACCGGGGGGGCGGCGCTCGGTCTCTACTGGGTGTCGACCGGCTCGCCGTCGGCCTCGGATCCGGTGGCGTCGTCGCCGTCGGCCAGCGCGTCCCGGAGCTGCTCCAGAGCGGTGATGACCGCGCTGGCGTCGCCCTCGGACAGGTCGCCGTACGAGCCGACCTGGCGGCCGATCACGTCGGATGCGAACTCGAACCGGTCGCGGTCGCCGATGTCGACCTCGCGGAGCAGGGCGAAGATCTTCCGCTGCTGCGGTTGCTTCATCTTCGGCCCGGCCCCGCCCCCGCCCCCCTCGGTCGCGGGCGCGGGCTCGGCGGGCGGGTCCTCGGCCGGGACCTCCGTGCCACCGGTGACCCGGGTCGCGGGCTCCTCCGGCTCCGCCGACGCCCCGGCGGCGGGCGGCGGCACCTGCTCGACGACCGTCCGGATCCGCTCGTGCTCGCGGGTCGGCATGTCGTCGCGGTCGGCCTCCTCGTCGGACAGGATCCCGGCGAAGTGCTGCGGGAACGCCTTCCGGAACCCCAGCGCCTCGGCACACTTGGCGATCATGTGGGCGGGCTTGCCGCGCCACATGCTGTTGCCCGCGTTGAACTCCGCGAACCGGGCGATACCCCAGGCCGGGGAGGGCCAGTCGTCGCGGATGATGCCGACCCGGGCCGCGACCGGTGGCTGGGCGCCGACCCACACGTCACGCCACTTCCCGTCCGCGCCGCACCACTGCGGCGCGGTCTGCCCCCGGTACTGCGGACGCTCGTCGGCGATCGCCCGGAACCCGTCGATGCCGGTCTGGATCGTGTACTTGAGCCGACCGGTCTCCCGGTCCTTGCGGCCGATCATGTAGATCTGCCGGGAGAACGGGTCGAGCCGGGTCCGCTGGCACACGTGGAGGAACACCAGCTGGTCGGCCACCGGCGCCTTGTCGATGCCGATCTGCTCGAACGCGGCGATCTGCAGCGGGTTCCACTGCTGCTGGTCGGGGCGCAGCGCGAGCGCCCCGGCCGTCGGCGCCATCGTGGTCGCGATCGCGGTCGGCGGTCGCGCGGCGTCGTCGTCGTCCTCGCGGCGGGCGACGGCACCTCTGATCGTCTCGGTGGGCATGGGTCAGACTCCTTCGGTTGCGGTGAGGGCGAGCTGGGGTCGGGTCGGGTCGGCCACGGCGGCGCGGATCGTCCGGCAGCGCGCGGCGGCCACCCCGGACGAGGACTTCACGAACGGCGGGGATCCCTTGTGCGGCGACGCGACGCGGACGGCGACCTTCCGCCGGTCGCACGCCGCGTAGTGGGCCGACCCCATCGCGTCGATCATCGCGGCGTTGGCGCCGTCCTTGGCCGCCCGCGCGGCCCGGTAGGCGGCGTGCGCGTCGCGGAAGTGATCGGCCAGCACGCCCGGGACCTCGACGGTCTCGTCGTCGATGTCCGGGTGCAGCTGGCGCACCGTCTGGTAGGTGGCGGAGTGCTCGTCGAGATCCGGCGGCACCCCGGCGGCCAGGTCGTCGAGGAACGTCGCGGCGGCCTCGCGCATCAGCTCGGCGTCGGCCGGGTCGTAGTCGACCACGTAGGTGCGGAAGGTCAGGAACGGCATCAGCACGACGACGATCGCCTCGGACAGGCCGAGCGTGTCGAGCTGCCACATCGTCTGGCAGCGGTACCAGATCGGGATGTCGTCCGACCCGTCCGGCCCCCACGGCTCCCACTCGGCCGACGTCTTCACCTCCAGCACGGCCACGTTCCCGTCGACGTCGGACACCAGCCGGTCCGGAGTGGCGACCTGCCACGGCCGGGCCGGGTGCCGCCACGACCCGGTCCGGGTCACCTCCAGGTCCCGGTGCTGCGCGGCGAACCAGTCGGCGATGCCCGGCTCCAGGAACGTCCCCCGGGTCATCTGCGGGTTGGAGTCGGCGGGGATCGCCCCGGCCATCCGCCACCACAGCGAGTAGCGCGACTCGTAGGGGGACAAGCCGAGGACGGCGGCCACCTTGGACGCCGTCATCGCGCGCAGCCAGTCCGGGTCGCCCACGGCCAGGCGCGGGCACGGCTGTCCGGTCGGCACCCACCGGCCGGTCACGCCGACCGCCCGGCGGTGCGGGGGAGCCGGATCGGGATCGGGTCGAGCGCCACCCACCAATGCATCGGCAGCGCGCCGCCCTCCAGCCCGTCGCGGATCTCGCGGGAGATCCGGCGGCGGTGCGCGTACACCCCCCAGGGCAGGACGGCGTCGGCCTCGACGTCGACGGTGAACCGGTGCGCGGTCCGGTCGCAGGCGGTGATCCGCGACGTCAGCCCCAGCTCCTCGCGCCACGGCTGGTCGAGGTCGGTCAGCCACACCAGCGGGTCGGGCAGCGCCAGGTGCGGGCTCGGGCGCAGCACCCCCTCCAGCCGGATCGCGCTCACCGCGTGATCGCAGGTGTAGTGGAAAAGCGTCAGCGTCACAGCAGCTCCCCAGCCGGGGCCCACGTCTCGACCGTGCGGCCGTTGACGAACAGCGGGGCGGCGGTCAGCATCCGGCGCTCCGGGGACGGCCGGGGGAACAGCTCCTCCATGCCGGGCGGGTCCGGCCTCGGTCGGGGCTCCCGCCCCCCGCCGCCGCCGGGCGCCCGGAACTCCACGCAGTGGTACTGGTCGGCGATGCTGTAGGCGCCGTTCTCGTCGCGGGGCTGCTCGAACCATTCGGCCGGGATCCGGCCCTGGATGGCGATCATCAGCAGCGGGCAGCCCGAGTCGCAGATGCCGTTGCGGAACGGCGCGTCGCGCAGGCACCGGTCGCACCACGCGGCCTGCCAGCCGTAGCCCTCGGTGCCGTTGGAGAAGGCGGGTCCCTCCCGGGAGCGCTCCCACGCGTCGTCGTAGTCCAGCGGCGCCATGTCAGGCCACCGCCGGGGTGGGCCGCGTATACGAGCCCGGCGTCGGCGCCTCGGGGATCAGCACGGTCCCGGTCCGGGCCTGCCGCCGGTAGGACCCGGCCCACAGCCCGGGCTCTCCGGCCTCGTCGGCGTAGCGGGCGCAGTCCTGGATCACCGGGCACCTGCGGCAGTAGTCACGGGCGGTGTCCCGGTGGCGGCGCAGGACGGTCCGCTCGGTCGCGTCGAACAGGGTCGGGTCGGCGTCGAGGCAGGAAGCCCGGTCCCGCCAGCGGCCCAGCGGGGCGATCGCCGTCCCGCCGAGGCGCATCCGGCCCCTCATGCCGTCGCCCGCGCCCGGCCGCAGGTGGGGCAGACCGACGCGGGCTGGCCCTCGTCCCGGCGCAGCTCCCACGGCCAGGCGTTGTCGAAGAATCGGCCCTCGCCGCCGTGCGCCCACTCGATGTAGATCCAGTGCAGGCTGCTGTGGGAGCTGTGGCGGGCGACGGCGCCGAACACGGGGTACCGGCCGCCGCGCCAGATGACCCGCGTCCCGACCGGGGTCAGCGGCCGGGGCGCGCCTCCCTCGTCGCGGGGCGGCGCGCCGGGCGGGTCCAGCTCGGCGCGCTGGCGCGACGTCAGGGTGGCCGCCGTCACGTCTCCTCCCCGCGATCCCAGAAGGCGCGCTCGTCCCGGTCGGCGGCGCGGTCGGCGGCCTCCTCGTCGGTCACCCCCCCGGGCGGCATCCCGGCCCGGTCCTCGCAGCGCGGGCAGACGTGGTCACGGGTGCAGGTGCAGCGCATGGGAACCTCCGGTCGGGGTAGGGCGGCGAGCAGGGCGGCGGGCAGGGCGGCGGGCAGGGGGAGCGGCGCCATCGTCGGTCGGGTCAGGTCGGTTCGTCGGGGGTGAGCCAGTCCTTCGCCCGGGCCTCCCGCCAGGTCCCCCAGTTGGCCTGGGCGACCCGCTCGGCTCGGCCGTCCAGCACGCGGAGCCGGGCCTTGGCGTCGTGCAGCTCGGCGGTGAGGCGGCGGTTCTCGGCGAGCGCCGCATCCCGCTCGGCGGTGAGGTCGACCACCGACTCGATGAGAGCCAGCTGGGTCCGGGCGAGCGCGGTCGGCGGATCGAGAATGCTCATGGCTTCTTCCCCTTCTTGCGGTCGGCGGCGGTGATGGCGTGCTCGGTCTCGGCGATCCGTTTCTTGAGCGGCCCCCAGTGGGCCGAGCGGGTGCGTTCGAGCTGGCGTTTCATCTCGGCCAGGCGGCGGGCGTTCTGGTCCCGCTCGGACGCGCTCACGGGTCGATCACCTGCTCGCGGTAGGTCTTGCCGAGGCGCCGCAGCACGTCGATCACGTCGTCGACGGTGCGCCCGTCCGCGTCGTTCCAGGAGGCCGGGAACAGCGTCGCCCCGACCGCCCGCCCGACCACCGGGCGCAGGTCGAGCATCAGTAGCCCCGGCCGCAGCTCGGGCAGGGTGGTGTCGGCCGCCACCCGCAGCGCGGCCATCAGGCACAGCGGCAGCCCCGGCCGCCACGGCACCTCGTCCTTGCCGCCCGGCCACCGGTCGCCCTGGTGCCAGCCGTGGGTCAGGAGGAGGTCGGCGGCGGCGTCGCACACGGCGGCCCGGTCGGCGGCGGTCACGTCGTCGTAGTCCATCAGAACGGCACCTCTTCCCCGGCGCCGCCGTCGGGGGCGGGCCGGACCCGGCCGGTGCGGTGGTCGATCGCGTTCGGCGGCAGCAGCCAGCACTCCCGGTGGATCACACAGCCCGAGCACAGGCACAACGGCCAGGTGCCCGGGTACTCGTCGCGCGGGTAGGCCACTTGGTGGCCCTGCAGGGCCCGCCACGCGGCGTCGCTCTGGTAGCGCAGCTCGTTCGTCATGTCGGCGAGCCGCTCAGCCCACTCGGCCTCGCGGCAGTCACACGCCACGTGATGATCGAGACAGGCGGCCCAGCGGGGGTCCATCGTGTCGCGGGGCGGGGCGTAGATCACGAACGGGCGGGCGGTGGTCAGCGGGCTGTACCGATGCGGGCCGCCGTGGAACGTCGTGATCGGGCCGACCAGATCGGTGCTCACGACGCGCTCCCGGCGGTGGGCGCGAGCCCGTGACGCACGTCGGACGGGATCGCCCAGAGATCCGGCGCGTGCAGCGCCCGGCGGACCGCCTCGTGGCAGTCCGCCGCCTCGGCCAGGCGCGTCGCCGCCGCGTCCATGGCCCGCTGCGCCTCCTCCATCTCGTCGCGGGTGGCCTCCGTCGGTGCCTCCAGGAACGTGAAGGAAGCGGCGTTGCGCGCCTCGATCGACGCGAGGTAGGCGGCGTGCGCGTCGTGCACCCGAGCCGCGAGGGCGTTGAGCGCGTCGGCGGCGGCGTCACTCATGACAGCACCGTCCCGGTCCAGACGGCGCCGGTGATCTCGGCGAGCGCGGCGGCGGCGAGCCGGTAGTCGATCTCGGCCTGGACGAGGGCGGTGGCGGACCGGTGCCCGCCGTGGACCCGCCAGTCGTCGCGGGCCCGCATCCGCTCGCGGCGGGCGTCGAGTTCAGCGGTGGCGGCGGCCTGGACGGCGGCCCGGGACGGCGCAGCGGGTGTGTCGGGTGAGGTGGCCATAGGGACTATTTTGTCCCTTCGTGGCGGGTCCAGTCAACCCTCAGCCCACCACGGTGGCCCCTCCCGGCTACCCGCGACCGGTCCATGGCTGGTCACGGCCTCGCGCGCCCGACCCGGCGGCGCAGCCACCACGGCCGTTCCAGCTCAGCCAGCCGCAGCTCGGCCAGATCGTTCCGCCGCCGCTCCCGGGCCAGCTGCATCCGCAGGATCCCGATCCACCGGCGCGCATCGTCGAGGTTGAGCACCTGCGGCAGCTCCGTCTCCGGCATCGGCCACCTCCCGGGTCAGGGTCTCCCGGCGGCGCCGCAGCCACGGCCCGAGGACCACAGCGGCGAGCGCGGCCAGGACCAGCCACGCGCCCAGGACCAGCACGACCCAGGCCAGGACGACCACCACGGGCGCGGACCGTAGCAGACACGACGCGCCACGCGGCCGGTCATGGCCGGTCGCGGACCCAGGCCTGGTAGGCGGTCACCGCCTCCCGCAGCTCCCCGTCGCCGTCCGCACCGGCCGTGTAGGTCAGCGCCGCGTTGACCACCAGCGCGGCGGCGGCCATCTCCAGCCGCAGGATCGGCAGCTCGCACCGCGCGCACGGGACCAGCGGGTAGCACCACTCCGAGCAGTCGAAGCACCAGGCCCGGTGCGGCCCGGCCGTGTGGTGCGCGCCGCACTCCCGCCCCCGGTGCCCGACGAAGTTGAGGACCGGGCCCGGCTCACTCATCCCCGCCGTCACCCTCGGCCGGTGCGGTGGCGGCGGTCCCGGCCATCACCGACCAGGCGATCACCCAGCCGTCCAGCCCGCACCGCCACAGCCGCCCCTGACAGCCGCAACCCCGGTACGCCCCGACCAGGTCACCGGGTACCACCGCCGACCAGCGGATCGGGCGCCCACAGTCCACACAGCCCGGCCACGACTCGCTCACCTGGTGCTGGTACACGGCCCGGCCGACCGTGCGGGCGGCGGCCCGGGCCCGGGTGTTGGACCGGTCGATCTCGGTCCCGAGACGGCTCACAGGGCGGTCATCTCGGCGGCGATCGCGTCCCGGCGGACCTCCAGCCCCCACAGCTCGCGCAGCATCCCGGCCAGCGGGGTCCCGCACTCGTTGGCCAGCGCCCACCCGATCGGCGCCGCCTCGGCGTCGTACCGGTCCCACACCACGCCCCCGGCGTAGATCGGGTCGGCCTCGATCAGCGCCAGCAGCGCCGCCGGGGACGCCGCCGCCGCCGCCGACCGCAGGCTCAGCCCGGCCGGGTGGTGGGGGACCGGGCTCGGCCGGTGGCGCACCGCCACCTCGGCCGTCGTCGTGCGATCATGCGCGTGCGAGTCCATGGGGAGGTGGCCCTTCTGGTGGGGTCGTCGGCCGGTGCCCCGGCCGCGCGTGTCGTGCCTACCCGATGGGTGCGGCGGCGGCGCGCGGCGGGGTGCCGCGTCCGCTGACCGGGAGGGGTCAGGCGACGTCGGCCTCGACCCGGTCGGGGCGCGAGATGTCCTCGACCCGGCACCGCAGGGCCCGGGCGATGTCGCGGGCCATCCGGTCCGACGGCCAGCGGCGGCCCAGCGGCGGCCCGAGTTCGAGCACCTTCAGATACGACTCGGAGATGCCGGAGCGGTCGCGGAACTGGCGGCGGGTCATCCCCAGCGCCTCGCGCCGTGCCTTCACCTCGGCGCCGTCAAACTGTCGCGTCTTCACGGGGCCTATTTTGTCCTGTCGCCGACCGGGCCGCAACATCATCCCGCCCCCCCGACCGGACGATCCCGGAGGTCCGACGTCAGACAGGGAGGGTGCGCCCGGACACCCCCAGCCGCCGTCCGGTCGGTGGCGGGGCGTGACCGGAGGTGTCACGCTAGGCCACGTGACGGGGACAAACGCCAGCAACGGCCACCGCGACCATCGTCGCGACCGCCGCCGCCCACTGCGCCCGGACGAGATCGCCTACCCGGCGGCCACCGTCCGGACCGCCCGCCAGCGCGCCCACCTCGAACAGGAGGACGTCGTGGCCCGGGTCGGGACGTCCATGCGGACCGTGACCCGCTGGGAGCGCGTCGGCGTGCCCTACCGCGCCCGCTACCTGGGCCGGGTCGAGGACGTCCTCGGGCTGGGCCCGTTCGCCGAGCGCGGCCCCGCCCCGGCCCCGGCGCGGCCCGCTCCGCCGGTGGCGCCGCCCGCCCTGCCGCCGCCGCGCCCCGATATCGGCGTGTTCACCATGGGGGAACTGCTCGGCGAGATCGCCCGCCGCCACGCCGCGCTGGAGGCCGGGCACCTCGCCCCGCCGACCGCGCCCGCCGCCGCCTACTACCGGTGGTCGCTCGCCGACGCCCCGTCCGCCCAGCTGGCCGACACGCCGGTCACCCATAGTTCCGACCGGGCCTGATGCCGTAACGTCCGGATCCTCCCGCACCCGGCCCAGACCCCGCCGGTAGCACCTGTACCGCTGCTCGCTGCCCTTGGACAACCGGCACCCCTGGGGGACTGAAAGTGACCTCGCCGTCGCGGCATGCCCTACCGTCCCGACTCCCCGCCCTGACCGCCGCCGCGCGGCGCCTGCAGCTCGACCACGGCATCACCGTCGTCCCGACCGAGAATCTCCCGCCCGGCGTGCTGGGCGAGCTGGACCTGCCCGGCGGGGTCCTCACCGCCGACACCCGCGCCGCCGAGGGCGATCAGGCGTGGCTGTTGGCCGACGCGCTCGCGTTGCTCGCGGTCGGGGATGCCGCCAGCGCCGCGCACCCGGTCGCGGACCCGCCGCCGGTGCCGGTGCCGCTGCTCACGCTGGCCCGGCTCCCCGGCGGGCGGCACCCCTCCCGGGGCCGGTAGCCGCGCCTAGGTGCGGGCCGCCACCGGATGGCAGGTCAACGCCGGACCGGCCGGGGCGAGCACCCGCTGCTCCCCGTACCCCGGGGAGCACCCGGCCACCGCCACCGCCAGCAGCAGCAGCCCGAACAGGATCGCGGCGATCACCATGTAGCCCGACCCCAGCAGCGGGGCGTGTCGTTGCGTCACCAGGGCACTATGCGGCGCAGCACCCCATCCAGGATCCGGGCCGGGTCCACCGTCGGTGGGTGGTACCCGTCGTACAGGTTGGCGGCCTCCAGCCAGCCCGGCTCGTCGGTCCGCAGCGCCAGGATCTGCCCGGCGATCATGTCCTGCTGCGGTAGCCGCCCCTCGGTCGGGTCGTAGGCCCTCGGGTGGCAGCACAGCCGCCCCCCGTAGTCCCCGTCCGGGTGATACCAGCGCACGTTCCCGTCGACGTGCCACGGGTCGACCTCGTACCGGGTGCCGTGCGACCCGACGACCGGGATCGGCGCGTTCCGGTCGAGCGCGCGGAGCTGGGCCGGGGACAGCAGCGACCGCAGCCCCGCGTCCGCCCGCGCGGCGGCCTTCTCCCGCGCCTCCAGCAGCCGCCGGGTCTCGGCCTGCACCCGCGCGGCCCGGGCGCTGGCCTGCGCCGGGGTCTCCACCGGCGGCGCCGCCCGGGCGGCGGCGGCGAGCCCGCCCGCGCGCCACGCCGTCGGGGCGATCCCGGACCAGGCCGGGTCCTCGGGCGGCCGTCGCCGCCGGACGTGGCGCAGCACGTCCCGCCAGAACGGCGCCGCGTCCGGCCGCCAGTCGACCGTGATCCCGCCCGGCTCGAACACGACCGTCGTCCCCCGGTACGCCTCCGGGTCGGTGGTGCCGGTGGGGACGAGGGTGACCCGGCCCGTCCCGGCCAGGGTCGACACCCCGTCGACGGTCCCCTCCCACCCCACGTCGTGGGTCGTCCGCCCGTCCCGCCCGTAGTGGGTCGAGAGGTGCAGCCGGGTCACCGCGAACCCCGGCACCGGGCGGTCCCCGTCGGCCACCAGCCGGGCCACCGCCTGCTCGACCATCGCGCCGAGCACCTGCTCCAGCGTGTCCGCGTCCAGGGTCGTCCCCGGCGGGTGAGCCACCATCACCTGCACCGGCGGCGGTGGCGGCGGCAACGCTCAGCCGCCCTGGTGCTGCGGGGTCATCCACGTCTCCCGGGCCGCCGGGTCGAACGCGGTGACCTTCTCGAAGTCGTCCGGGCCGTTGACCGTGTACGCCAGGTACTTGGCGTCGGTCATCGCGGCGAACACCGCCTCGGCCTCGGCGATCGCGGCGGCGTCGTCGGTCCGCCACAGCGTCGTCGTGTCCCCGTGCCGGTCGTGTACGTGCAACGCATGCGTCTCGGCCACTTGCCGTCTCCTCGTCCCCGGTGATGTGTCAGGAATCCAGCCCGGCGACCCTAGCCGATCCCCCCGACAGGACGGCCCCACCCCGCCGGGCCCGGCGCCGAACGGGCCGCTACCGTGGATCCCGCCCGGGGATCACTGCACCTTCGCCCCGGGTCGGGCGCGGAGTGATGACCGCGTCTCGGTGAGGTCGAACTGCTGTGCGGCACGACTCGTGGGACCACTCCCGGTGGGGGTTCACCCACAGCGGCGGCCCCGCCCGGGAAGTGGAAACCCGGGCGGGGCCGTCTGCGTGCGGGGGGGTCGGGTCAGCCGATCGTCATGCCGTGCGCCCCCTCGGCCTGGGCCAGGGCGACCGGGTCCGGCTGCGCCTCGTGGCCGAGGACCCGCTCCCGGGTGCCGGGCCAGAGCACGAACTCGGTGGTCCGTCCGGTGCTGCCGACCGGCCGGGCGTGGACCACGTAACCGACCGGGCCCCCGGCCATGTCGGTCCGCACCCAGACCGGGGCGACGACGACGAAGTTGGATCCGGTGGTGCCGAACACGTCGCCGGGGCACAGGTCGCACGGGTGCACCTCGATCGGGTAGCGGCGGCGGTCGTGGCGGGGTCGTAGGGGGCCGGTGGTGGCGGTCATGGTGATCTCCTTCGGTGAGGGGTCGAGCTAGCGGGCGGCGGTGGGGGCGGCGGTGACCCGCTCGGCGGTCACGTAGTCGTTGACCAGGTCGCGCGTGCAGGCGACCGCGTAGATCGGGCCCTCGCCGTAGCGGCCCTCGTGGGAGTACTCGGCGACGTGGGTGGCCCCGCAGAACTCGCAGGTGACGGTGAACTCGGTCGCGGTCATAGCGCCGAGTCTACACGTCCAGTAGCCGCGTGTCTATCCGATGGCGAGTTGGAGCCAGTCGTGCACCGGTTCGTACATCCCCCCGAAGGGCGCGAACGCCGCATCCGCCTCGGCGAGGGACACCCACCGCACAGCGGTCAACTCGTCGGCGTCGCCGACGAACACGGCAGCATCCCCGACCGGCTCCCCCGCCACATAGATCATCGTGCGCAGCGTGCGCGGATGCACCCGCCGCCCCAGCTCCTGCACCGCCCGGACCCGTAGCCCCGACTCCTCCTTCACCTCGCGGACCATCGCGTCCAGCGCCGACTCCCCCGGCTCGATCTCGCCGGACAGGAACCCCGCCGGGGGCGACTTGTCCCGCCGCCACGTCACCAGCATTCGACCCTCGAACGTGACCACCGCCGCCACCACCGGCTGCGGCTCCGGCCGCCCCGCCTCCGCCTCCGCCTGACCCGCCACCCAACCGCTCCCTTTCTTCCGCAGCTGGCGCCGCAGCTCCGCCAGGTCCCACTTCAACCAGCCGCCCGGCGTCACCACCGCCGGGACCACCACCCCGTCCCGCGCCCACCGGGTCAGCGAGCGCCGCGACACCCCCAGAGTCCGCGCGGCCACCGCCGAACTCACCAGGTGATCGGTCATGGCCGCGAGTGTCGCACCTGGCGCCGTCTGGCCGCACCTCACCCGTGTAGCCCTTCGCGGCCCGGCGCGGCTAATCTGACCCCTCTCGTCCCGACTGACCCGCCCCCTCACCGGAGGACCCGTGCTCACCCTCACCCGCTGCCGCGACTGCGGCCGACACGAACCCCAACCGCCCGTGACCGTCGTCGACGGCGACGGCGCGACCAGCGTGTCGTGCGCGCTGTGCGCGATGGCCGTGGTCGGCGACGCCGCCGAGCCCGTCACCCTGGTCCTGGCCGCCGCCGCGACCGCCCCCCTCATCCGGAAGGACGCCTAGATCATCATGGGAGTATTCAAGGTCACCCGGTGCCCGTGCGGGTCCGGCAACGACGTCCGGTACTGCCACTGCAAGCGCCTCGGCAAGGCCGGGATCACCCACAACGGCCGTCGCGTCCCCGCGCCCAAGGTCCCCCGGAAGAAGATCCGGTGACCGGCCGCAACGGCGCCAGCCGCACCACACCCGTCTACCTCGTCGTCCCGGAACTGGCCGAGATGGTCGCCGCGTCCCTGCGCCGCGACGCCGACGCCCAGGCCGCCGCCGCCGCCGACACCGACCGCACCGCCCTCACCGCCCCGCTGATCGCACTGATCCGCCGGTGCGCCGCCCAGACCGACCCCTACGCCGACCCCGGCCGGGCCGTCACACCCGACGAGGCCAAGCCATGAGCCCCGACGACATCCGCCCCGGCCTCCAGGTGATCGCCACCGACGCGTTCGGGCAGGATCACCCCGGCGTCGTCACACGCGGCCCCGTCGCCCCGCGCGGCAAGGGCAGCTTCTGGAAGGCCTTCGTACGGATCAACGACGACGAGATCCCGTGGCCGGTCGAGTCGCTCCGCACCGGACAGGAGATCACGCCATGACCGAAGCGCACGAGCTGCCCTACCACCCCCGCGACTCCGTCCTCGTCCGCCGCATGATCGAACTCGCCGTCGACGAGACCCACGTTGCCGAGCGCCACCGCAAGGGCACCTGCTGGTGCCTGGTCCAGGGCGGCGGCGGCATGAAATCCGCCCGCCACACCCGCCAGTACCCCGTCCCCCGGTTCGGGGCGACACCATGAGGCGCTACCGCAGCAGCGCCCACCGCCAACTGGAGGAAGCCGTGCGCGCCGCCCGGGGCACCTGCGAACCCGCCGGGTCGGGCAAGATCCGCATCACCGGGCCCACCGGCTCCATCACCATCTACGCCCCCGGCGGCGACACCCGCCGCGACCTCCGCCGCTCCAACGCCGCCCGGAAGATCGCCGAGAAGACGGGCCTCGTCCTGGGGGACAAGCGATGACCCGGCCGCGCCTCAACCTCGACGAGGAGGGCTGGCTGCGGGTCATCACCACCGGCGTCACCGTCGCCGCCCTCGCCGTCTGCGCCGGATTCCTCGGCGCCCCCCCGGCCCTCATCGCGGCCGGGCTCGCCGTCCTCGCCGGAGCCCCGGCCGTCTGGCTGTGGCACCGCCACCTCGACGACCTCACCAACCGCCGCACCCTCGCCAACGCACCCGTCTACGACCAGCCCCACCCGGCCGCCGACATCCGGCCCGCCGTCGACCGCGCCGTCTAAGGAGACCTCATGGCCCGCACCCCGAAAGCCGCCCGCCAGTACAACAAGGCCGACCAGGCCGAGGCCCGCGCCAAGGCCAAGGACCACGGCAGCCCCGCCCACGGCCGCGCCATCGACAACGTCAACGCCAAGGTCAAGGCCTACGACAAGGCCTACCGGCGCGCCACCAAGCGCGGCCACGAATAGGAGACCGGCCATGCAGAAGATCACCGTCACCGCCAACGCCCCCGACGACGCCGCCGACCCCGACCACGACACCGGCCTCAACAGCGACGCCTACAACGACCTGCTCGACGCCCTCATGGAACTCGGCTACGACGACGTCGACATCACCCGGTCATGAGCGACTGGGTCCTCGGCGGACTCCCCGCCCTGTCCATCACCGGGCTCACCCTGATGACCCTCATGGTCATCGGCGTCCCCGGCGCCGCAGCGGGGGGCGTCGCCTGCGCCGGGCTCGCCGCCGGGTTGGGCGCCGCCGGGGGGCTCCACGTCGTGCGCACCCGCCGCCCCCTCTGGCAGGCCGCCGCCGCCGCCCGCGCCCGCATCCCGTTCGGGGCGTGGTGCTACCACTGCAAGGCCTGGACCGAGCACGAGCTGGCCACCGGCTGCACCGAATGCGGGCGACGATGATGCGCCGGGTCCGCCTCGTCGAGCCGTACTGGCACGACGTCGCCGAGGTCGGCGTCGTGGTCGAGCCCGCGCCCGGCGACGACCCGGAGCCTCGCTGCCTGGGCAAGGTCACGCCCGGCCGCTGGGTGCTGGTCGAGTGGCCCGCCCACCCGGACCGGGGGATCTCCGGCGCCCGGTTCTGGGAGCGCGCCGACGCGGTGCGGGAGCGACGATGACCGGCCCGGTCCTCGCCCTACTCGCGTTCGCGGGCGCCATGGTGTGGCTGTCGACCATCGCCCCCGGCGCAGCCAACGCAGCCATCGGCGCACTGCTGCTCGCGGGCTTCCTGGCGATCCTCGAAGCCGTGGACTGGGTGAGGGACCGATGATCGCCGACAGCGTGATCCTGACCGTCTACCTCGCCGTCGCCGCCCTCGGCCTCCTCGCCGCCATCGGCGTCGTCGCCTACAGCCAGGCCCGGGAACGCGAAGGCGAACGCGGCCTACCCGACCCGCTGTTCGGCGACACCCTGGACGGGTCCGACATCATATCGGGCGCCCTCGCGGCGGCCATGTGGCCGGTCGCCCTCGTCGTCGGCGCGGTGTGGGCCGCCTACCGGGGGCTGGTCCGGCTCCTGCGGATCCGGGTCCGCGCCGGGCTGGCCGCGCGCCGCCAGGCAGCCGACCGGCAGCGCGAACGCGAGGCGGCCGAGGCGCAGAGCCGGGAGCTGCTCGATCAGATCATCGCGGCCACCGGCGACCCGCACGAGCGCCACCAGCTCCGGATCGTCCGCGACGGCCTCCGGTGATCATTGTGACTGGCAGTCAGAAACCCGTTCAAGATCGCCACCCTGTGTGAAAGGTGCTGATCAGTGCCGCCGCCGCCCCCGCCGCCGGACGCGTGCCGTCGGGCTGCCGAGCTGTGGGCGGCACACCACCCCTACGCCGAGGTCGCGGAGATCCTGCGCTCTGAGGGCTACGACGGGCGGCACCCGCCGCTGCCCCGCTGCGGGTCCCCGACGACCGCGCTCAACTGGGCGCAGCGGCACCGCAACGAGGCCGTCGCGGGCGAGAACTACGCCGCTGCGCTGGACCGCGACGACGGCCGCCTCGTGCTGGCCGACGCCATCCTGCGGGACTGGACCCGGATCGACCGGGGGTATGAGACCGACGAACTCACCCTGGAGAAGATGCTCGACCTCAAGCTGCGATTGCTCTACCCGGCGTTCGCCCGGCTGATCGGGGCGAACGCGGCGACCCAGATCGCGGTGTCCGGGAGTCTCACCCCGCCCGCGCCGGACCCGGCCGGGTTGGCGTCGTTGGATGCGACGGTGGAGCAGGCCCGCCGCGATGATGAGACGGCGGCGTTCGAGCGTGGGGTGGCGGAGCGCGCGGCGCGGCGGCGGCGGGCGCGGGAGGACGAGGGCGCATGACGTTGGCGTTGGCGGCGGGGATCCGGGAGGCGGCCGAGGCGACCCAGTTCCCGCCGGGGACCGACGCGCGGCGGCTGCTGATGCCGTTGCGGACGCCGTCGGTGGAGCTGGCCGAGCCGGGGTGGCGCCGTCGGATCACCCGCGCCTCCCCGTTGATCTTCGCGATGACGTATCTGCCGCACTACCTGCGGCAGTCCGACACCGGGCGACCGTCGGTGTCGCGGCTGCATCTGGATCTGTGTGTGGCCGGGGAGGATCTGCTGGTGCCGGGGCCGTCGCGGGATGTGTGGGTGGCGCCCCGCGAGTCGGGCAAGTCGGTGTGGCTGATGGTGATCCTCCCGTTGTGGGCGTTGGCGCACGGGCACACCCGGTTCGCGGTGCTGTTCTCCTACACGGCCGGGCAGGCGCGCGGGCATCTGGCGAACCTGTTGGGGGAGTTGCGGACCAACCAGCTTCTGTTGTGGGACTTCCCGGAGCTGCGGATCGCGGGCGGGTCGATGACCACCCGGTTCGAGCTGGGCGGCGGGGGGGCGGTCGCGGCCCGGGGGATGGGCGAGACGTCGCAGGGGATCCGGGCGCACGCGGACCGGCCGACGTTGATGATCGGGGACGATCTGGAGCCGGGGGAGGCGCGGAACACCCTGGCCGAGGTCGGGCAGCAGCAGTCGCGGCTGTTGCACAACATCCTGCCGATGAACTCCCGCGCCGTGGTGTGGATCAACGGCACGGTCACGATGTACGACAGCCTGATCCACCAGTTCGTGCACGCCATCAAGGGCCGGGCCGGGGTGGAGTGGGTGCGGGCCAACCGGTTCCGGGTGCACCACTATCCGGCGCTGGACGACCTGGGGCGGTCGTTGTGGGAGCAGCGGTGGACGACGGAGTGGCTGCGCCGGGAACGCGAGGCCGACCCCCACGGCTACGGCCTGAACTACGACTGTGACCCGGAGAAGCCGGTGCACCAACGGTTCTGGGAGCCGGACACGTTCCGGTACAACTCCCGGTTCCACGTCGCGGAGCGGGTGCTGTACATCGATCCGGCGGTGTCGTCGCGGGCGTCGTCGGACTTCACGGTGCTGGCGATGGCGGCGGCCGACCCCGGTCGGCGGCGGGCGCTGGTGGAGCGGTGCGAGTGGGGGCAGTGGAACCCGCCGCAGGTCCGGGAGCTGATCCACGACTTCTGCGCCCCGTGCGTGATCAAACCGGTGGTGCTGGTCGAGGGCAACAACGGCGGGGAGGCGCTGCTCGACGCCTACAGCCCGTGGCCGGTCGACGTCGAGTACCGCCTAGTCCACTCGTCGGTGTCGAAGCGGATGCGGATCGAGTGGGGGTTCAGCCACTACCGGCGTCGCGCGGTGGATCATCCGTGGGAGTTGCCGGAGCTGGAGCGGATCCTGTGCGAGTGGCCGCGCGGCGCGCACGATGACGTCCCGGACGCGGTCGCGGGGGCGCTGCTGCACCTGTGGCCCCGCGTGGAGGGCTAGCGGAACAGCTCGCCCTGCTGCCCGACCGGCACCTCGGCCGGGACGATCAGGCCCTCGCCCTTGCGGTACACCTGGGCGCTGCGACCGGTGCGGGTGGCGCGACGGTCGCCCTTGATCCAGCCGATCTGCTCGTCCCGTTTCAGTTCGGTGATCCGCGCGGAGCAGGTCTGGTGGCTGATGCCCAGCCGTAGCTCGACCTCGTCGCAGGTGGCGCCGTCGGCGCAGCGTTCGATGTGGTCCTGGACGCGGCGGCGTTCCGTCGCGCGGATCTCGGCCGGAGTGTGCTCGTGCGCGGCCCGGCTGTACTCGTTACCGCCGTGGTAGTGGCGGGTGATGTCGTCGTCGCGGCTCACGGGCTGACAGCCTCCTCCGTCAGGTCACACGGCGCGGCCCCCGGTCGGTGACCGGGGGCCGTGGGTCGTGCGGGCGGAGGGGGCCTAGCGGCGCGGCGCCAGCATCTCCTCGATCTGGTCGCGGTCCATCCCCAGCGACGAGCCGATGGCGGTCATGAACCCCTTCACCGCCTCCTGGGCGCGCACGGTGCCCATGGTGGCGCTGGTCGCGAGCGGCCGGAGGTGACCCATCCCGACCCGTTCCAGCATCCGCTCCCACTCCTCGGTGACGGTCTCCTCGGTGTAGAGCCGGGTCAAGATGTGCTTGGCGTTCTGCAGGACGTCAAGCTGCGCCGTCTGATGGTCGTCGACCAGCGAGTACCCGGAGTAGCGGCCCCGCTCGATCAGGATGGCCATGCGGTCGTTGCGGCGCTGGGTGCGCAGCACCTGCCACCCGTTGCGGACCTGGTAACGGGTCAGCCCGGTCCGGTCGGCTAGCTGACTGATGTGCAGCTCGGCGCCGCCGATCCGGTATAGCGCGTCGTAGATCAGGTCGGCGGCCATGTCGGGGCTGACGCGGGGTCGGGGGCTCATGCTTCGGCCTCCAGCAGCGCGCGCAGCTCGTCGTCGAGGTCGCCGCCGTCGATGCACCGGCGGAGCGCGTCGAGCCACATGCCGAGCTGGTCGGCCTCGGGGGTGAAGCGGCGCCGCTCGTCTTCGGTGAGGTCGACGCCGACGAGGGAGTCGACGGCGATCCGGGCGCTGACCGTGGCGCGCAGGAGGTGGTCCAGCGCGACGACGAGCCGGGCGTGGCGTTCCCGGTCCGGGTTGGGCCCGATCGGCTCCGAGCCGATCAGACCCTCGGCGCGGGCCCGCCGGGCGCGCTCCACGATCTCGTCCTGGTGGGCCCGCTCGGTCTCGCGGACATGGTGGACGACGGCCGGGGCGGCGGCCACCTCGCGGGCCACGGTCGGGTCGTCCTCGACCATGCGCCGGACCTGCTTGGCCCGATGGACCGGGGGCAGCTCGTCGAGGAGGGTCTGGGCGACCTCCGCCTTCCGCTCGGGCGAGTCATTCTTGTAGGCGCGCCGGAACTCGTCGTGCGAGGTACCGGGCCACTCGAACTCGGCCGGGGGCAGTTCTACGTCGGTGTCCCCGGGCGCGACGCTGGTCACGTGCCCGGCGTCGATGGCGGACTGCCAGGCCTGCCGGTACTTGCGGACGGTGTCCTGGCTCACCAGACCTTTGAACCCCTGCCGGGCGAACTCTCGGACCGGCATCGGGAAAGAATGCACCACTTCTAGTGCATTCTTTGGCGGCTGACCCGGTCCATCGTTCGTGGTGAACGCCCACACGATGGCGGCGCGCTCCCATTTGCGGGCGGTCAGGAGTTTGTCCAGCCCGGCGAGCCGGGTGGTCAACTTCTCCGGAGTCGGGATGTTGAACGTGGTCATTCGGTGGTCTCCTCGGTGATGTTCGTCAGTGCGTCCCGGACTCCCGCCACGGCGGTGTCGTGTTCCAGCGCGAGGCTTTCCTTGGTCGCGATGCGTTCCAGTTCGGTCTGGATGTGTAGCTCGCGGTCGATAGTGGATTGCCGCTGGGTCTCGACTCGGAGCCCCACCTCGATGAGGTAGGTGACGGCCCCGGTCACGGTGCGGTGAGTGCGGATCGCGTAGTCGGTGACCGCCTGGTGGAGGTCGGCGGGCACCCGTGGGTGCAGGGATTTCGTTGGTGTCCCCATGCGCCCAGACTATAGCGGTGCGCTCCCGGCCGGGAGCGCGGTGGTATCACCCGGGGGGCCGCCGGAGGCCCGCGCGGAGGGCGCCGAGGCGGGGCAGCATCCAGCACGTCCAGCTCGCCGACGCGAGCAGCGAGGCGCAGCCCCACCCGACCATGACCCAGTACCAGACAGCGCCGTAGAAGTCGGGCCCACCGGCGGCGGCGGCGCTGACGAAGACGGTGAGGGCGCCGATGACGGTGACGAAGTGCCCGATGACGGTCCGGCGCAGGGCCCGGTCGAGCGGGGTCGGCAGTGGGCGGGTCATGGCAGCGTCGGCCAGGGCAGCGGCGGGGACTCCAGCTGCAGCACCCGGAGGATGCACGTCGGCCAGCCGACCCGGTTGCCGCAGACGTCGACGCCGTGGGCGGCGGCGCCCTCCTGGCTGAGCCAGACCAGTTGGCGGGCGGCCTCGCGGCGTTCGATCCAGCCGGGGACGGCGACGTCGCACGGGTCGACGCCGTGGGCGCGGAGCCACTCGCACCAGATGCGGCGCTCGGGTTCGGGTGGGAGCCGGTCGAACTCGACGGCGTCGGGGGTCATGGGCCGGTGGGGATGGTGAGCAGCCCGACGACGGCGAACAGGATCACCAGGACGAAGGCGCTGAGGAAGATCCACCCGATCAGGGAGGCGAGGGCGCGGAGGGGCCGGTGGGGGCGCAGGCCCGGCCGCCGGTCGGGCGGCCGGGTCATCAGCCCGCGTCGCCCTGCTTGGCGTCTTCGGCCTGTCGGCGGATGATCTGCGCGCGCAGCGCGGCGGGGCTGGTGCCGGTGAGTTCGGCCGACGCGATGGACTCGCGGACCAGCTTGGCCGAGAGGCGCCCGCGTCCGGCCGGGGCGACGTACTGCCCCCGGCCGGGGTACCAGACGCGACTCGCGACGGGCCGGTAGCGGGTGCGGCGCCCGATCCGGTAGCTCTCCCACGTCTCGACCCGCTCGGCGCATTCGCAGGTCGGGCAGCGCAGGCGGCGCAGGAACAGCCCGTCGTCGGTGTAGTCGGTGAAGTGGATTCCGTCGCGGACCGAGGGCCAGTCGTGGCGGCCCCGTTCGCGGCAGGTGAGGATGCCGGGGGTGGCGGCGTCGACGTAGGCGTCGACGTCGCCGGTGTCCATGGGCCCGACGATGTCGACCCAGTCACCTCGGGCGGCCTCGCCTTGGATGGAGCGCAGGGACATCGCGGGCTCACTCATCGGGGGCCGTCGCGAGGGGAGTGTGCGGCATGGCGCGGACTATATCGGCCCCTGGCGGCACGCGAAACGGCCCCCCGACCGGCACCGGCGGGGTGCGGTCGGGGGGCCGTGGGGCGTGCCCTCGGGGGGCTTAGGGCACGAGAGCCGGGGAGCGGCGGACGGACCGAACCGTCACGCCGCCGTGGGTCCCGCCGCAGCGGGGGGGACGACGTGCTGGTTCGGCACCGAGAACACCGCAATCGCGCCGACGAGGGCAGTGATGATCTGGATCCATTCGCCAGGCGAGATGTTGGAGTCGCTGAGCGCGCTCACCGCGACCACCCCACCGGCGGTGATGACGGCGGCGACGGTCTTGGCGATGGGCCAGCCGGGCAGGTTGGCCGCGTTGTAGGTCTGGATCGCGCCGAGCGCCAGCAGCACCACGTTGATCCAGCCGACGAGCCCGAGCGGCCCCCCGGCGATGAGCCCGGGGAGCACCCCGGCCAGGACGGCGGCCAGCACGGCGCACAGGGCCTTGGCGACGGTCATGGGGGCTCCTCGTGATCGGTGCGGTGTGCTGGACGCAACTCCCGCTGAGCAGACCGGGGTTCGCTTTCGGCTGGTGGGCGCGGCTACCGTGACAGCAATGACCACCACCGAGCGCCCGACCACCGACCGCACCGCCGACCGCAGTAAGGACCACGCCGAACAGGGGAACCGGCGGGTGGGGAACGGGCAGCGGGACGCGCTGGCCGCGCTGGTCGATCAGTGGTTCGACGCGTGGACGCAGGCCGTCGAGACGCAGCGGGCGTGGTTCCAGTCGAGCCTGGACCTGATGGGGCCGGTGTACTCGGTGCTGGAGGAGGCGACCGCAGTGGCGCAGTCGGCGACCTCCAGCACCCTCCCCCGGGTGACGCGCCGGGACTGATCCGCCCCCCAGCACCGAGAGCGCGGCCGGGGAGTGGCGAGGGGACTACTCCCCGGCCGGTCGCATCAGGTGCCCGAGCACGCGGCGGACCCAGCCGAGCCGGGCGCGGGGCCACGGGGACCGGTAGTGCGGGCCGGGCCCGTGCCAGGACTTATTCACCCGCTGAGTATGTCCGACGACTGTCCGTGAGCGCGGGCAGGGTGAGGATCTCGCGGGCGGCCTGGAGCTGGGTGGCGGTCGAGGGGAGCGCCACCCCCAGCTCGGCGCCGTAGAGCAGCTCCCGAGCGACCAGGCTGGCCAGCCCCGGCGGCAGCACCCGGGCGGCGCGCCGGGCCGCCTCGCGCAGAGTGATCTCCTCACCCCGGGCGAGGGTGCCGGGGGGCCGACCGGGGTCGGGCTGGTCGAACAGGCCGGGGCCGCCGTTCACAGCTTGGCGACGGTCTCGATGCACACGACCCCGCCGTCGGGCAGGTCGTAGCTCATCTGGACCTGGGTGGTGCCGTCGGGGAGCTGCTCCCAGAACCGCCCGGACCGGCCGTCGTCGTAGGGGATGTCGGCGTCGGAGTCGGCCAGCGCAGCGGTGTCGGTGGTGAACCGGTAGCGGACGTGGCCGGGGGCCGGACCGTTGACGGCGGTGGAGATCCAGGCCCGGGCGGTCGCGGCGGACGCCGACCCGACCGGCACGACCAGGGTCAGGCTGCCCGCGCCGGGGGCGAGGGGCTGGTTGCGGACCTCGTTGTCGGCGACGGCGACGGCGGTGTCGAGCCCGACGATCCGGGCCAGCGGCCACCGCAGCCGGTTGAGGTCGACGTTGCCGTTCACCCCGGGGACCCGCCCGGTCTGGCTGAACTGGTGGAGGCCCACGCGCGGAGACACGTAGCGGGGGGTGCCGGGCGGGGCGCTGTAGTCGGCGATCCACAGCATCACGTCGTCGTCGGCCCACCGCTCGCCGAGCTGGTTGGCGAAAAAGTAGGCGCCGGAGTAGAGCGCGACCCGGCGGTGCCCGATGCGGGTGCGCAGCTCACCGAGGAACCGCTGCGCGCGGGCGGACTGGTCGCCTGGGCCGTCCTCCAGGTCCAGGGCGGGGGGTAACGCGCCCGGGCCGTAGGCGCGCAGGGAGGCGACGTGCAGGGCGAACGCGCGGGCGGCGGTGACCGGGTCGGCGGTGGCCGGGAGCCGGTAGTACAGCCCGGTCGCGAGCCCGGCGGCGCGGGCCCCGCGCAGGTGCTCGGCCGGGTCCTGGTTGGAGGCGTTGATGTAGGCGAACTCGTACCCGGCGGCGGCGACCCGGCGCCAGTCGATCGCCCCCTGCCAGCGGGACACGTCGAGTCCGTCGGGCATCAGGTGCTCCTCCCGGTGATGAGCAGCCAGCAGCGGCGCCACCAGGGGGCGCGCGCGCGGGGGTGGTGCCAGCAGCCGCAGCTCAGGCAGAACGAATCATGGCAGTGGCAGGAGCAACGGGCGGTGTCGAGCACGTACGGATCTCTCTCCTACTTGGACACGGTCTCGACGCACACGACCCCGCCCTCGGGGAAGTCGTACTGGACGTTGACCTGGGTGCAGCCGGACGGCGCCTCGTGCCAGAACCGGGTGGACATGCCGTCGTGGAACCCGATCTCCCGGGCGAGGTCGGAGATCCCGGTGTCGTCGCCCTGGAACCAGTAGTGCACCGACCCCTTGGTTGGGCCGTTGACCACGGCGCTGACCCAGGCGCGGGCGACCCCGGAACCGGCCGCGTTGACGGGGACGATCAGGCGCAGGGCTCCGGCGCCCGGGGCGATCTGGAAGTTCTGCACGGGATCGGGCTCCTTCATCGGTGGCGGGGTCGAGGGCGACAGGGCGCCGCCCCCGGCGAGCTGGCGGGCCATCTCGATCACGCGGGGGATCTGGGCGATGCGCCGCGCGCCCGGGCAGACCTTCCCCCGGGCCGACGACCACAGCTCCCCGCCGGACACCCGGACCGGGTCGCAGCCCTGCCGGTGGTAGCCGACGCCGCGCCGGTTCGGGCGGGAGTCGGGGATCAGCTCGATCGGGATGTTGTAGGCCTGGCAGCAGCGGGCGGTGATCTCGGCGATGGCCCGCATCTGGGCGTCGGTCCACGGCGGGACGTTGTCCCCGCTGGTGTTCCACTTCCCGAACATCGGCTCGCCGTAGTCGGCCGTCTCGATCGAGATCAGCCGATAGTTGCCGTTGAGGTTGGCCTCGGCCACGAAATCGGTGTCCTGCCACTGCCGGACGGTGCCGTCCCCGCCGACCCCGAAGTGGGACTCGGTGCCCCCGTACCCGTTCTGGTGGAACATGGCCGACGTCCCGGCCAGCGACCCGACCATGGTGTGGTAACAGACGATGTCGTGGCGGGCCATGCGCCCCTGGGTCTGCGGGCCCAACGGGTCCCAGATGCCGTACCGGACTCCCATGCGGGCTACTCCCCCTCGTCGTGGTGCTCGGCGGACAGCTCGGCGATCCGGGCGTGCGCGGTGACCAGCTCGGCCTCCAGCGCGACGATCCGGCGTTGCAGCGGAGCGACCAGGGCCGCCGCCGACGCGGAGATCGTGGCGGCGGTCGCGGCGTCGGCCTGGTCCGCCTGGGCGGTGAGCTGGCGGCGCTCCGGCCCGACCCGGAACAGCGCGACCGCAGCGGTGAGCACGGCCCCCAACGCGCCCGCGCCCACCACCAGCCCGGCCGGGGTGATCGGCCCGACCAGCACCACGATCAGGTTGAACACCAGACCCAGGGCGACCGCAGCCAGCAGCGCGAGGTCGAACCAGCGGCGGCGACGCTGCTCGGGGCTCATCCCGGCGGCGGGGCCACGGTGTACCCGGCAGCGAGGAGCTGGTTGTAGCGGACCCGGGCCACCGGCCCGCCGCCCAGCAGCTCGATCACCGCGTTGTCCACCTCGGTCTGCGCGTCGGCCTGACCCAGCGGGGCCACCCGCTCGACCGGGACGTGCACCTGGGAGCCGTCGGCGAGGCGCACCGACACCGACTCGGGGTGGTAGGCGGCGACCCGGCCCCGGGCCTGCACGGTGGTCAGGTCGGGGCCGAGGACGGACACCCGCTGCTGGTCGTCGGCCCACTGCTGCGCGGCCGACCCGAGGGTGGTGCCGGAGGTGGCGGTGCCGGTCTTAACGAACTGGGCCACACCGCCCCCCTGTCCTCAGTAGATGGTGCCGACAGCAGTGACGGAGGAGGATGGGCCGGTGTCGGTGATCGAGAACCACAGCGGGTAGTCGCCCGCGCAGTAGGCGCCGTAGGTCAACCCGGCGGTCGGTTCCACCGCCAGGACGACGTCGACGTCGACGGCCGACGCGACCGGGATCAGCACCTTCTCGATCGTCCCGACCTCGACCACGCCGAACGGCTCCAGCACCTGCGACGCCTTCCCGATGATCGTCCCGTCGACCACGATCCGCAGGATCGCCGTCCCGCGCGCGCTGCCGTCGACGTAGAGCCCGACCTGCGAGGCGATCCGGTAGCTGCGGCCCGCCGTCAGCGACACCCGCAACCCCAGCAGGTTGGTGACGGCCGTGAGCGACGCCTTGGTGGTGGTCGAGGAGACGTAGCCGATCAGCCCGCGCGGCCACGACGTGTCCTGCCCGAGGACGGTCGTCACCCGGCGGTCCAGCTCGCGCAGCCGGGCCTCGGTGCGCTGCCCGACCGAGACGTCGTCGGTGGTGCGGGCGATCCGTCCCATCGGCTAGTCCCCTTGGACGATCAGCGTGGTGGCGGCGGCGTTCTGGGTGACCCCGACCAGGCGCCGGGTCAGCACCCCGTCGTCGAGCCACGGGTGCCCGACGACGTTGATCTGCCCGGTGTCGCCCAGCGTCCAGGCGTCGCGGTAGCGGGCCCCGTCGGCGGTGGTGGTGGCCAGAGTCAGCCGCTCGGCGGCGGTCCGGTAGGTGGCCAGGTGCGACCGCACCGACGCGTCGAGCAGGGTCGGGTTGGTCTCGGACACGGTGGTCCGGTCGGCGCGCTCCAGGACCAGCCCGGGCGCGGCCGGGGCGTAGGTGGCGACCGACAGGATCCGCTGCGGGTTCTCGTCCCCGGCGTACCCGCGCGGGGTGTCGCCGACGGCGTAGGCGGTGGTGACGGTCTCGGACTCGTCGCGGTCCCCGGACACCAGCACCGCCGGGTAGTCCCACACCGCGCGCGGGTTGGCCTCGCCCAGCGTCGGCTCCCCGACCGCGACCCCCCAGGACAGCGTGGCGAGGTCGTTGGTCAGGCCCGGGTCGAACCGGACGTCGGGCCCGGCCTCGCCCTCCACGGTCTCCTTGACCGCCTCGTACGCGGTCCGCAGGTCCAGCCCCTTGTAGACGATCGGCTCGTCGGCGGTGAACCCGGACAGGGCGGGCAGGGTCAGCGGCAGGGTGCGGCCGGTCCCGGTGGATCCCCGGGTGAGCAGCGCGATGGCCCGGTCCCGCTGGGACAGGGCGACCGCGTAGTCGGCCGCCGGGGCGCCCGGGTTGGCCTCGTACCCGGCGGCGCAGATGATCCGCCGGTCGAAGATCCAGGACGGTCCGGCCGCGCCGATCCGCACCCCGGCCGCGTCCCAGCCGAGCGAGACGACCGGCCCGGCCCACAGCGCGGTCCGCTCGCGCACGATGACCAGGCTGTAGGTCGACATGCCCAGCCCGATCGAGCGCAGCGAGGTCCGGACCAGCTGCCCGGCCCGGTCCCGCCCGGGCAGCGGCACGGTCACGTCGCAGGTGTCGGCCTCGGCCCAGGCCAGGTGCGCAGTGAAGCTCCAGTCGGCGACGTCGAGGGCGTCGACCACGGCCCCGGTCGCGGTGACCGCCACCAGCACCTGATAGGTGGGGTCGGCGGGCATCTACGTGATCTCGATCGTGCCCTGGATGACCAGGATGGCCGGGCGGGGGAAGTCACCCGGGATGGTCGGGAACCCGGACCCGGCGGCGCCGCCGTTGGACACCATGTAGGTGTGCAGCCCGCAGTTGGCGGAGGACACCGGCATATACAGGTTCATCATCGTCGAGCTGGCCGGGATGTAGCACTTCCCCAGGAAGATCCCCTGCAGGCCGCCGTTGGCCAAGTGCGCGTTCAGCTTGGCCAGGATCTGGGTCTCCTCGGCCGGGGCGGAGGTGAACCCGGACGGGAGCCGGGTGCTGACGTCGCCGTTGCCGCCGTTGAACCCGTTGGCCTGGGTGTCGGCCCGGAAGATGTAGCGCAGGTGCATCACCTTGCCCTGCACGATGTACCGGCCGATCGCGGTGCCGCCCGTCCCGAGCGGGATCGCCCCGGTCACGGCGGCGAACAGCTGCGGGGTGAACTGGGTCCACGCCGACGGCGCGGCCACCGGGTCCCAGGCCGGGGTGCCGGTGGTGCGCCAGACGTCGATCTGCCCGTTGCGGAAGCGGCGCATCTCCCCGGAGTAGGTCCCGGCGGTGACGTCGCCGACCTCGGCCAGCCGGATCCCGCCGGGCGGGCGGGTGAACCGGTAGCGCTGGGTCGGGGTCTGCGGCGCGGTGTTGGTCACCGTGAGCTGGAACAGGACGGTCGTGTTGGCCGGGACCGACGGCACCGACGGGGACCCGGCGGCGGTGCCGGTGACCGAGGCGAGCTGGTAGGTGGCGGAGTCGGCCGAGTCGACGATCTGCCCGACGATCAGGTCGATGCGGGACTGCCCGGCGGTCGGGAGCGGCGTCTGCAGCGGCACGGCCAGCGTGCCGGTGGTGGTGCCGACGTAGGTCCCGCCGGTGGCCTCGACGATGGCCTGGTGCGCGGTCACGTTGATGTTGGTGCCGGACACCGTCCCGGTCGGCGGGGTCGACGACTCGATCACGCCGCCCTCGGCCAGGATCCCCGACCCGGACGCCTTGGCCCACGACGCGCCCAACGCCAGGCGGCCCTCGGCCGAGGTGACGGTCTGGTTGGACAGCCACGGCGAGGTCGTGGAGTTGACGGTGCCCATGGCTACCCTCTCAGGCCCAGATGCCGCGCGTGTGCACGGACAGCGCCGCACCCGCGCTCATCGCGCCGGTCATCAGGAACAGGTGGGACGCGCCGGACGGCAACGTCGGCCAGCCGCCGGTCACGGCGACCGCGCTGCGGGCCGACCCGGAACCGAGGACGGCCCCGTACGGGGGGATCGGGATCAGCGCGCCGGGCACGTCGTAGGCCACCCCCGCCGAGCAGTTGATGAAGATGGAGTCGTCGTCGGCCAGCACCCCGGCCACGGTGAGGACCGAGGTCGAGGAGGTGTCGGCGATCTGCACGCCGCTGGTCGGGCCGGTGATCTCCAGGACGATCGCCGAGCCGAGGCTGCCCAGCCCGGCGGCGGTCACGGCGGCCGGGTCGGCGGCGGTGCCGGTGGCGATCCCGGACCCGGAGCTGGTGATGCCGCCCGAGGTGACGGTGTCGATACCGCCGGTGCCGACCGCCCCGGCCGCCTGGGTGACCGACACCCAGGCCTCGGAGTAGCGGTACGGATCGGACGCGACCAGCGGCACCGACCAGTCCCACAGCAGCGCCCCGCCGTGCCGCTCGCACAGGATCGGCCCGGTCTGCTCGACGTAGGCCACCAGCGTCCGGTGCGGCGCCCCGACCGCGAGGGGGTACCGCTCCCCCGGCTCGGGGCAGATCGCCACCAGCCGGTCGGCCGCCTCATAGCCGGTCATCTCGTCCGGCGGCAGCAGCATCCCGGCCAGCTCGATCACGCGGGTGTCGCGGTAGGCGGCCGAGCGCAGCGCCCCGTCGGCGGTGGCCCGTTCGGTGTGCGCGGTGCGCCGCCCGGCCGCCCCGAACCAGCCGGTGATCTCGGTCAGGATCACCTGGGAGCCGTCGGCGGCGACGTAGCGGGGCAACCCGTAGGAGGCGGTGAGGGTGTCGAGGGTGACCAGCTGTGCCGCCATCCCTCACCCGCTCCGTCGCCGTTGCCAGGACTGCAACCGGTTGGTCTCGGCCGCCACGAAGGACAGGTCGGCGTGCCCGAGCGGCTCGCGGGCCTGCCACTGCACGACCGTCTGCGGGTGCGCGTCGGCGTCGGCCCGGGCCTGGATCAGGGCGGCCCGGACGGCGGCGTTGGCGATGATCGTGACCGTCCCGGCGTCCATGCCCAGCCCGGACGGGGAGGTCGCGGCGGCGACGAGCCGGTTGAACGCGGTGGTCTGCCCGGGGGAGAGGACCCGCTCCGGGGAGAGCACCGACTTGCGCATGATCCCGGCGCCGTCGGCCTCCCCGCCGAGGTCGTAGCCGCCGGGCCGGTTGTAGGCGGCGGCCAGGGATCCGTAGCGGGCCAGGGCGTAGCGCATCGATGCGGTGACGTTGGCCAGCGGGTCCCAGATGTTGTTGACCAGCCCCGGGTCGCGGTAGGCGGCGAAGGTCGGGTCGATGACCTGCATGAGGCCCTTGGACGGGGTGCCGCGCCGGGCGTTGGCGTCCCAGTTGTTGATCGCGCTCGGGTTGCCGCCGGACTCCTGTTGCATGCGCCGCAACGTGATCCCGACCAGGGCCTGGGACTGCCCGAGCCGGGACAGGGCCTGGGCGACGACCCCGGACCAGCGGGTGATCGACCCGCCGGGGCCCTCCATCGCGCCGGACCCGGCGCCCCCGGCGGTGCCGCCGGGCATGAAGTAGTGCTCGTTGAACAGCCCGGAGTTGGCGCCGAGCGCACCCGCGCCCATGTGCACGCCGACCCCGCCGGAGGACTCGATATTGATCCCGTTCACAGTGGCGGCCATGTGCCCGGGCCCCCCGGCGACGCTGCGGACCGACCCGACGGAGATCCCGCCGCCCGACGGGGCCGCGCCGGGGCGCATCCCGGCCCACGGCATCGACCCGGTCGACCCGAGCCGGGAGTGCGGGTTGCGGCCCTGCATGACGTTGATCGCTGCCGAAACGAGGCCGCTGCAGTCGTATCCTCCGGGGCCGACGGCGCCCCACTGGTAGGGCTTCCCGACCTGGGTCCGCACCCACTCCAGGACGGCGCCGCCGCCGCTCTGGATGGCCTGGAGGATGGCCGGGCCCATCGTCTTGGCCAGCCCGTCCTTCATGGTCACGTGCAGGTTGCTGGCGATGTCGGCGAACGGCTGGACGCCGTCCCGGACCACGCCGCCCTCGCGGAAGGATCCGCTCATGAACCGGGCCGCGCCCCACGTCCCGCCCTGCCGGGCGGCCCGGTTGATCTCCCGCAGGCCGCGCTCGCCGCCGAGGGCGCGGGTCGCCTCCGGCCGCAGGATCCCCTCCCCCCCGGACAGCGACAGCTGCCCGCCGGACGGGGAGTAGAACTGGTGCACGTCGTGGCCGGGGGTGTAGCCCGGCAGCACCGACGACGGCACCGTGCCGCCCCGGGCGCGGCTGGCGCCGGACCCGCCCCGCGCGAAGTCGGGGTTGATCGTCCAGTTGGTCCCGGCGCCGTCGGTCCAGGTCGCCACGCCGATGCCGGTGACCTTGAAGGTGCCGTCGGGCAGCGTCGTCACCCGCCGGGACAGCTCGTCCAGCTCCGGGCGCAGCGTCCCGCCGGACTTCTCGGCCAGCCGCTGCATCTCCTCTTTGAACAGGCGAGTCTTCTCGTCGGCGGTCTTATTCGACCCGGAGATGACGTCGAGCTTCCCGGCGGTCTCGATGTAGGCGTCGCGCAGCGGCCCGGTCTGGTACTCGGCGTTGCGCAGCAGCTCGGTCCGGAAGGTGCCGGTGACGGTGCCGGTGTTGGAGGTCTTGGTGGCGGCGACGTCGAGCTGGGTCTGCATCTCCTTGAGCGCACCGGCCGCCGAGGTGTCCCCGTTGAGGGCGGCGACCCCGGCCACCTTGGCCAGCTCGTCCTTGTAGAGCCGGGCCTTCTCCTCGCTCGTCATCGAGGAGCCCGCGACCTCGTTGATGCGGTCGCGGGCGGTGGCGAGCGCGGTCTGGGTCGGGCCGGACGCGTTCTTGGCCAGCGCGTCCAGGGCGCCGGTGAACAGCCCGGCGTTGCTGGCGCCGAGGACCGCCGCCGTGTTGGCGCCCCCGGCCGTGGTGGCGTACCCGCGCAACGCCCCGGCGGTCGACGCGTCGCCCTTCCCGGCCGCCTGGTCGGCCAGGGTGTACAGCGTGTCCCGATAGGCGGTGGCGCCGATCGCGGCGGTGTCGGTGATCCCGGCCGCCTTGGCGTCCGCCTCGGCCTTGGTCTTGGCCGCCTGCGCCGCCGACACGTTGGCCTGCACCACGTCCAGATGCGCGGACTTCGCCTCGGTCGACGCCTTGCCGTGGTCGCGGACGGCGGCGGCGGCGGCCTTCTCGGCGTCGGCGATGCGGATGATCGACTGCTGGTAGCCGAGGTCGGCGTTGGCGAACCCGGCGGCGCGCTCGGCCTGCTCGACCATCTTGTCGGTGTGGGTCTTGGTGGCGGCGGCGGCGTCGCCCTGCGCGGTCTCGACCTCGTCGGTGGCCTTGGCCCAGTCCTTGGCCGCCTGGATGGCCTGCGGGGACTGGTCGCCGAAGTCGCGGCAGGCGTCGTTGTAGCGGCCCTGGGCCAGCGCGGCGAGCGACTGGGCCCGCTCCAGGGGACCCATCCCGGCGAGCTGCTCCGTCATCTTCTCGGTGACGTTGCGGCGGGCGTCGGCGTCGGCCCGGGCGACCTTCTCGGCCTCCTTGGACGCCGACAGCCAGGGCGCGTGCGCGAGGGTCAGCTTCTCCAGCTGGTTCCGCTCGTCGTTGACCGCCTCCTGGAAGGTCTTGGAGCCGTCGAGGACCTGCCCGGCGAACTCGTCGGCCTTGGACCGGATCTGGTCGTAGCCGATCCCGATGCCGATCAGGGCGGCGCCGACGATCGGGAGCGCGCCGCCGACCTTGGACAGCGCCCCGGACACCTTCGCCCCGGCCCCGGCCATCCGCTCACCGGCGGCGGCGGACCCGGTGAGCTTCTCCGTCATCACCCCGGCGTTGAGGGCGACCCCGGAGATCTTCCCGCCGAGGGTGGCGATCCCGGCCTGGGCCGCGCCGATCCCGGCCATGGCGGTCTTCCACACCACGAACGCGGCGGCGACGGCGCCGATGACCGGGGCCAGCACCTTGAGCACCGGGGCCAGCCCGATCACGATCTCGGCGACGATCTGCAGGGCCGGGGTGACCGCCTTGATGGCGGCGGCGAGGGTCGCGCCGAACGCCGCCGCGAACGGCACCGCCGCCTCGATGAGCACGGTGATCGCTTCGGCGACCGTGGCCAGGACCGGGCCCATGTCGGCGAGCGCGTCGAGCAGCGGGTGCCCGACCTGGGCGAGGCTGGCGAACGCGGCGCCGAGCCGATCCATCATCGGCATCACGGCGGCGCCGATGACCTTCGCCACCTCGACCAGCGCGGAGATCACCCCGCCGGTGACGGTGCTGATCCCCTCAAACAGCTTCGTGATCGACTGCTGGCCCTCGGCCGACTTGAGGAAGGCGGCCATCTTGCCGGTCGCCTCGGACAGCGTCGTCAGGAACGTCTGCCCGTCCGTGTCGGCCGCCCGGAAGACCGACAGGAGGGCGGACCCGACATCGCGGACGATCTTGTAGAGCAGGCCGAAGGTGGAGACGGCGGTCCGGATCCAGCCTTCCAGCTGCCCGGTCTGGCGGGCGGTGTGGATGAACTCGGCGAACCGCTCGGCGGCGTCCCCGATGCCCTTGGTGAGGTCGCCGACGACCCCGGCGCCGACCGCGAGGACGTCGACGAACACCCGGCCCAGCGGCTCGATCGACCGGGACACGACGTCGGACACGGCCCGCTGGAGCTGCCCGAAGGCGACCTGGAGCGTGGAGACGGTCTCGGCCTGGAGCAGGAACCGGGACAGCCGCCCGCCCGCCTCGGCGAACGAGTCGGCGACCCCGCCCAGGGCGGACCGCAGCATCGGCAGGTAGGTGTCGCCCAGGGCGGAGATCCGCCCGGCCAGCCCGGCGAACAGCCGCTCCTGGACGTCGAGGCGGAGCGTCTTGAAGCCGTTGTCGTTGAGGTCCCGCAGGGCCACGGCCGCCGCGCGGGCCGACGGGGACAGCTTGGCCAGAGCCTCGTTGAACTTCTCGGCGTCGCCCTTGCCGATGGCCTTGAGGGCGTCCCCGAACCCCATCGTGCCGATCTTGAGCGCGCCGATGGCCAGCCCGGCGGCACCGGCGGCGGCCGGGAGCAGCCACACCCCGCCGGACGCCTGGACGGCGGCCTGCCCGATCGACGCCAGCATCGGGGTGATCGCGACGGCGGCGGCGGGCAGCGAGAGGATCGACAGGCCCCGGGTCAGGCCGCCGACCTTCACGATGGCGTCGGTGAGCCCGGACCCGACCTTGACGTCGACCTTCGCGGTGCGGCCGTCGACCAGGTCGGCCGCCTTGTCGACCGCGCCGAGCGCCGTCAGCGCCGCCGCCGCGTCGACGTCGACCTGCATGTCGACCCCGCCGGACAGCGCGGTCAGGCGGGCGCGGAGCGAGTCCAGGCGGGCCTCGGCGGCGGGGGCGTCGATGTCGATGCCGACCCGCTGCCGTCCGAGCGCGACCAGGTCGGCGCGGATCTTCGCGATCTCGCGCTGCGCGGCGGACGCGTCGGCGGGCAGCTCGATGTCGGGCAGCGACTTGATCGCCTTGGTGATGCGCGACCGCATGTCGAGCGCGAACGCGCCGATCCGCCGCTCGGCGCGGGCGGTGTCGACGTCGACGTCGTAGCGCAGGGTCGCCACCGGCCCCCCCTCTCCTCCGGACGGGTGGGGGGGCGGCGCGCGAGCCAACTCCAAAATCTGGTCGATCTTGGAGTTGGCTTGGAGTTACACGGGCGGCGCCGAGGTGAGCTTGGTCTTACGCTTCGTCTCGGCCGTCCCGGACTTGCGCCGGGCCGCCCGGTTCGGGGCCGGGGACGGCGCGGCGGACACGGTCGGGGAGGCCGCAGGCGACGCCGGGTCGTCCCCGGACCCGGCAGCGACCACGTCGGCCGGGGTGACCGGGCCGCCGTCGACCGAGGCCAGCAGGTCGGCCAGGTGCACCCGCTCCTCGAACTCGTCCCAGCGGACGAAGTCCCCGGACCGGCGGACGGCGATCCAGGCCAGCGCGGTCCACGCCATCGACGACACGCTCGGGTCGACCAACTTCGCCGCCCACTCCCGCACGGTCATCCCGGCGTGCCGCTCGACCGCGTTCAGCTCGGCGGTGGTGAAGGAGTACGGGTCGGTGCTGATCTGGTAGGTCGTGCCGTTGATGCTCATGTGGATGATGTCGTCGGCCACGGGGGTTCCTCTCGGGGAGCGAGTCAGAACTTCCGGGCGGTCGACTCCATCGCGGCGGCGATCGCGGCCCGGAAGGCGGGCTGGCGGGCGCGGACGGTGGAAAAAAATACCTCCCGGCCGCGCTGCTCAACCCAAGTGTCGCGGCGCCCGAACACCGGGTGCCGCCAGGGTCGCCCGGACGCGTTGAGGTACCAGGCCAGCGCGGTCCCGTACACCGGGTCGATCATCCGCCCGGACACGGTGACCCGGACCCCGGTCTTGGTGGCCGACACCCCGGTCGCCGCCGCCACCCGCCGTCGGAGCCCGGTCGAGACGTCGGGGGCGACGGTGCCGCCCCGGCTGGACGTAACCTCGATCGACAGCCAGGCGGCGCGGACCGCGCGCACCGTCGGGTCGCCCTCCTGGCGGACCGCGCGGGACAGCTCCCGTTGCAGGTCGACCCGGCCACCGGCGACGAGCTGCTCGGACAGCAGCCGCCACGGCGAGGCGGGCATCAGTCGTCCTCGCCGTCGGCGGCGGCCCGTTCGCGGGCGGCCAGGTCGCGGGCCTCGGCGACCGCGCGCGGCACCATCCGCATGGACGTGCCGCGCCGGTATTGCTTGCGGTGCCGCTCGAAGATCTCGTCACCCTGGGCCTTCACCTCGCACCCCCGGCACGTCGTCGGCATCGGCACGTAGGCGTCGCGGTCGCCGGTCCACTCCTCGGGGCGGGTCCCGCACGACGGGCACCGCTCCCGTTCGTGGATGAGCCACCACAGGGCCTTGTCGCGGTCGGACGCCGACCACTCCAGGAACGTCGAGTGCGGGATGCCGCGCGGACCGCAGTAGTCCATCTCCAACCGCACCTGCGGGTCGCGGCTCAACCTTTTCCCACGCGGGTGTCCGGGCTGCGCAGGTTGAGCCCGACGGCCACCGTGAACAGGGCGTTGATCTCGCCCGCCCCCAGCGACCCGTCCTTGGCCATGCCCTCCCATTCGGCCTCGGTGGTCGGGGTGTCCCCGTCATCGGGCACGACCGATACCGCGAGCAGCGCCAGCCGGAACCCGGGCCCCCACGAGGCGCCCTTCTCCCGGTCGGCGTCGGCCGCCGGGTGCAGCTCCAGCAGCGCCTCCCAGTCGGCGGCCGGGAGCGCGCGCAGCGTCACCGTGACCGTGGCCAGCTCGGCGAGCGCGGCCTGGGCGGCGGCGACGTCGGCCCGCAGCGCGGCGAGGTCCCCGGATGCCCGGTCCCGCGCCGCCTCCAGCTCCCACTCGGCCGCGACGCACTGCCGCTGCCGCACGGCATGCGCGGGCGGGTCCAGCGGCAGGACGACGGTCTCGGTGGGCAGCGGCCGGTCGCGGAGCCGGTCCCGCAGCGACACCACTAGGCGGGCACCGTCACGTTCTCGGACGGCTGCGCGGTGATCGCGTAGGAAAACACGATCGTATCCGGGTCCTCACCGGAGACGGAGCGCTGCTTGGAGACGGAGGAAACGGTGACCGGGTAGACGTCGGCCTTGTAGGTGGCGACGTCGCCGCCGTCCATCCAGACGATGTGCCCGACCGCGTCGCGGGCCATCAGGGTCCGGCCGTCGACGCCGTCCTTGGACATGTAGAGGGTGATCGAGGAGTCCTCGGCGGTGATCCCGCCGGGGATGGTGGCGGTGTAGCGGGTGGCCAGGTCCGGGGTCGGGATCTGCTCGGAGGACACCGACCAGCCCGACGCGTCGGCCAGCTGGGACGACAGGTCGGTCCCGGCGTTGATCTCGATGCGGGTCGGGGCGGCCTTGTTGGCGATAGTCGCGATCCACAGGCAGCGGGTCAGGCCGCGAGCGGTGAACCGCACGGACGCGGCAATGGCGGTGGCGGGCATTACTGCTCCTCGGAGGTCGTCGAACGGCGGGACTTGCGCGGCCCCGGCGCGGCCGGTTCCGGGTCAGAGGGGGCGGCGGGTTCGGGCTCGGGCTCGGCGGGCTGGGCGGCGGCGTCGAGCTGGGCGGCGGCGGCGGCCCGCTCCTCGGCCAGGGCCTCCTCCTGGGCGGCGGCGTGGTCGGCGGCGGCGGCCCGCATCTGCTCGTCGAGGGCGAGCCGCTCGGCGGCCTGGGCGTCGGCGTCGGCGGCGTCGGCGGCGGCGGCCTGGCGCATCGCCTCGTCGGCGGCGGCCCGCTCGTCGAGGTAGGCCTGCTCGCGGGCGGTGACCTCGTCGTCGGTCAGCGGCTCCCAGCCGCCTTGGCGGTACTGGGCCAGCCCGGCGGCCGGGATCTCGACGACCGTGTCGAGGCCGGGGTGGCGGACCAGGATCGTGTCGCTCACGCGCTCACCGAGGCCTGGACCAGGGCGACGGTCAGCGACGTCTGCGACGACGTCGTGATCGTGGCCAGCCCGGTCGTGCCGTCGTTGTAGCGGCGCGGCAGGGGGATGTGGCGGTCGGTGCCGTTGGTGACCGACACGGTCCGCTCGGCCACGGCCAGGTCCCCCTCGACCAGCTCCGGGGTGGCGATGGTGACGGTGATCGGGGCGCCGGAGGCGTTGCGGTAGGCCAGGAACCGGCCCTGCCCGCCGACGGCGGTGTCGCTCGCCCCGGCGGCGGAGTAGGCGATCGTCGCCCCGGTGGGTCCGGAGGCGTCCTGCAGTGCTAGCAGCGCCATCGCGCAGCTCCCTTCGGTACGTGCTGCGGGCAGGGCGAAGCGCCGCACCGGCCGACGGCCGGAACGGGGGTTCGGAGGGGGGGTTAGAACCGCTGGCAGGTCACGCGGAACTCACACGTCACGAGCGCGCCCGCGCCGGTCTGCTCCTGCGTCCAGGTCCCGGAAGTGATCCAGGCGGCGGACACCGCCCCGGCCAGGGACCGGTCGGCGGCCAGCTCCGCCTCGATCGCGTTGAGGACGGCGACCACGGTCGCCCGGTGCGGCGCGAACGGCGTGGAGCCCGACCCGGACCAGGCCAGGCAGGTGATCGGCATGGTCAGCCGGGAGCCCCCGGCCAGGTCCCCGGGCGCGTTGGACCACTCGGCGGCGATGTCCTCGCGGGTGGCGCCGATGGCGACCCCGGCGGTGCCGACGTAGTCCACGGCCGGGCCGTCCAGGACGGTGATCGGGCCGGTGGTGCGAGTGGGGTTGAGCGGTGCGACGGCCCGGCGGGTCGCGGCGACCAGGGCGTCGGTCATCGGGCCGAACGCGGACGCGGTCATGCGACCAGCGGCGGGCGCGGCCCGAGCAGCTCGACCGCCCGGTTGGGGATGGCGAACCCGAACGCAGCCAGGCCCAGCGCCTCCTCGCCGCCCTGGCCGTAGCCGCCGCCGAACGGGCGCGGCCCCAGCGAGGACAGCCGCTGGGTCTGCCACAGGTGCGCGATGATCTCCAGGGCGGCGCCGGAGTAGTTGGCCGGGACGATCGCCGACCCGGCGGTGTAGGTGACCGTGAGCGGCCCGTACAGACCCATCCCGGTCGCGGTCCACAGCACCGCGTCGGTCACCCGCAGCGCGGCCGGGGACCAGGTGGTGAGCCCGTCCAGGCTGACCGCCGAGGTCACCGCGACCACGGGGGTGAAGGACAGGACGGCGACCCCGCCGGACGGGACGACGGTCTCGGCGACGGTACGGCGGATCACGACCTGCCGCAGGTGCCGCTCGACGACCAAAGTGGCCGCCTCGATCACCCCGCGCAGCTCCTCGTCGTTGCTGTAGTCGGTCGCGTCGATGTTGAGGCGGGCCTTCACGTCGGCCACCGACACCAGATACCCGGGGAACGCCGGGCGGACGTCGAACTGGTCGACGATCGCCACCCCGGGCGCGGTGGCGGTCACCCGGACGACGTGCCGCCCGGACTGGGTCGGGACGTAACTCAGCTCGTAGACGCCGACCGTCGAGGAGGCCAGCGACTGGGCGGTGTTCAGGGTGCCGTCGGGCAGCGCGATCGTCACCGCCGTGGCGGCCGGGGTGGTGAGCGCGCCGGTGGCGTCGCGGACCTCGTACCGCAGCACGACGGTGTCACCGAGATCGTGCACGGCTCAGCTCCTCACGGTGGAGATCGTGGCGGCCCCGGTACGAACAGCGCGGGCCGACGCCCCGACGGCGCCCAGCCGACCGCTCAGAGCCGGGGCGGGGGCGTCGGCGCGGCGCAGCGTCACACCGGGCACGGGGGCGGGGCGGCCGGTGAGGGTCGGGCCGCCGATGGTGACCTGGCGGATGGACCCGGCCAGCAGGAACAGCAGTTGCCCGCCGCCCGCGCCGACCAGCACCCCGCGCCCGGTCTTGGTGATGACGACGGCGGCGCTGACGGTCTTGGATCCGGCGGCGGCGCCCCGGATCGTGGCGGTGCCGGTGGCCTGCCGGACGACCCGGATCTTGACCCCGGACCCGGCCAGCCCGGCCGCGCCGGTGCCCGCCTTGGACCGGTGCACGGCCTTGGCCCCGGCCCCCGCCCCGGCGGTGGTGGCGGTGGCGAAGCGGGGGGCGGTGACGGTGCGCACCCCGGCCGGGGCGCCGACGAGCGCGGCGGTCCCGGTGCGGGCGGAGTTGCGGCCCTGCCGACCGGTGGCGGCCAGCCCGGCCGCGCCGAGGCCCGCTTTGACGATGGCCCCGGCGGCGACGTGGACCTTGGCCCCGGAGGGCGCACCGGCGAGAGCGGCCCCGCCGGTGCGGCTGGTGGTGACCGTCCTGGACCCGGCCACAGTCAGGGTGGTGGCGGCGGTCCCGGTCTTGGTGATCGCCCCGGCGCTGTCGACCGTGCGCGGGCCGGAGCCGACCCCCGACGCGGCACCGACTCCGGCCTTCGCCACGACCGTGGGAGTCGTGACGCTCTGGGCGCCCGCCGCCGCACCGCGCAGCGCCCCTACGCCAGTCTTGGTGCGGACGGCGGGCGGGACCAGAGTAGAGGCGCCGGTGCCGACCCCCCCGACGACACCGACGCCGATCTTGACGATCGCACCGCCGCCGGTGACCAGCTGCGCGCCCGACCCGGCGAGCCCGGCGGCGGCGAGCCCGGTGCGGCGGCGCTCGATCGTCCGGGCGCCCGCCCCGGCGAGCCCAGTCGCGGCCGTCCCGGTCTTGGTGACGATCGTGGCCGGAGTGACGGTCTTGGTCCCGGCGGCGGCCAGCCCGGTCGCGGCGGTGCCGGTCTTGGTGTAGGTGGCGGCGGTGGTGATCGCCTTAGCGCCCGCACCGGCGAGCCCGGCGGCGGCGCCGCCGTCCTTGGTCTTCTGACCGGGGCTGGTGAGCGTCTTGGTGCCCGCCCCGGCGAGCCCGGCGACGCCGGTCCCGGTCTTGGTGACGACGGCGGGCGGGGTGACGGTCTTGGCCCCGGCGCCCGCCAGGCCGACGGCGCCGAGCCCGGCCTTGACCCGGTGCACGGCCTTGGCGCCCGCGCCCGCGAGCCCGGCCGCTCCGAGCCCGGTCCGCCCGGCCAGGTCCCGGCTCCGGGCCCCGGCGCCGACCCCGGACAGGGCGGCGAGCCCGGTGCGGCGGCTCTCCCGGGTGCGGCTGCCCGCCCCGGCCAGCCCGACCGCGCCCAGTCCGGTGCGGCGGCTCTCCCGGGTCCGCGCGCCCGCGCCCGCGAGCCCGGCCGCGCCCAGCCCGGCCTTGGTGTAGGTGGTGGCGCCGTTGGTGACGACCTGGACACCGCCGGGGGCGCCCCGGACGGCACCGGTGCCCGCCTTGGTGACGATCAGCGCGGCGGTGACCGTCTTGGATCCGGCGCCCGCGAGCCCGGCCGCGCCGAGCCCGGCCTTGGTGTAGGTCGCGGCGGTGGTGCGGGCCTGCACCCCGCCCGGGGCGCCTCGGACCGCGCCGGTCCCGGCCTTGGTGTAGATCGTGGCCGGGGCGAACACCTTGGCCCCGGCCCCGGCCACGCCGACCGCGCCCGTCCCGGCCTTGGTGTAGGTCGTGGCCGTGGTGCGGACCTTGGCCCCGGCCCCGGCGAGCCCGGCCGCGCCGAGCCCGGCCTTGGTGTACGTGGCGGCCGAGGTACGGGCCTGGACCCCGGCGCCCGCGCCGCGCGCCGCGCCGGTCCCGGCCTTGACGATGGCCGGGGCGGTGACCGTGACCAGAACCTCGTCGGTGGCGGCGCCGTGCGCGGTGGAGACGTCGACCCGGACGATGTAGGTCCCGACCGAGAGCGGCACCCAGGACAGCGACGCGGCGGTGCCGACGATCGCGGCGTTGTCGCCGTAGCCGAGCCGCGACGACCCGAGCCGCAGGGTCATGGCAGCGCGGTCCCCCCGGACCCGTGCAGCGGCGCGACGTAGGTGTTGTTACCGCCCTTGGTGTGCCCGGACGACTTGTAGGACACGTCGGTCATCCGGGTTCCGGCCCGCATCGAGTTGGTGCCGGTGAAGTCGACGAAATCCGAGGAGGTGCCCGACCCGGCCAGGACCAGGCACAGCCCCCACGGGGCGGACGGGTCACCGACGGGCAGCCCGCAGTCGATGAAGTTGTTTCCGTCGATCTTGATGTAGGTGCCGTTGGACAGCGCGATGGCGCCGGGCGCGATGGCCCCGGACTCGCTGCCGCACTGGTAGAACTCGTTGCGGTCGATCGTCACGTCGACCGAGGCGTAGCCGGACCCGATCTGCACGGCGGCGAAGGGCGACCCGGCGACGTCGTTCCCGGCGACCCGGACGCCGCGCGCCCCGTCGATCGAGATCAGCCGCCGTGCCCCGAACGTCTGATTGTTGATCACCTGGATGTTCTGGCGGGCGCTGGACGTGGTCGCGGCGGCCTGGAACAGCAGGTTGACCGGCAGGCAGGTGGCGTCGAGGTTGCGGAAGGTGTTCTCGGCGATCAGCCAGCCCGAGGGGAGGGTGGTGAAGGTCCCGATCCCGGCCATCAGGGTGCCGATCGCGGCCGACCCGCCGATGCCGTCGAACCGGTTGTTGACGATCTTGAGGTCGCGCAGGATGCCGAAGGTGTTCCCGATGTTGGGCTCGATGTCGATGGCGCCGGGCATGTCGGAGCGGGTGCACCGGCGGAACGTGTTCCCCGACACCAGCAGGTCGTCGCAGTCGATCACCGAGATGGCGTTGCGGTTGTCCTTGTTGACCCCGTCGAACACGCTGTTGACGATCTTCACGCGTTGGTTGTGGCGCTCCGTGCTGCCGGTGTTGGAGCTGCCCAGGTAGATCGCGTCGGAGCGGAAGCCGAGGAAGGTGCAGCCGTCGACGAGCACGTCGGAGCAGGCGTTGAGGTTCAGCTGGGCGTCGCCCTGCCGGAACGTGTTCACCGCGACGTTGTCGTCGAACACCACGCCCAGGATCGAGACGCGGGCGATGTTCGTGGTCGGGTCCGACGACCCCCCGGACCCCGAGTTGATCGACATGGTGTAGGTGGACGCGGCCTTGCGCAGCAGCTTCCCGCCCCGCCCGCCGTAGACCGTCGTCCCGGACGCCAGGGTCAGCCCGCCGACCAGGTACGGGCGCTCGATCAGCACCGCCCGGCCCGAGTCCAGTGCGGCCTGGACCGCCGTGGAGTCGTCGGTGGTGCCGTCCCCGGCGGCGCCGTAGGTCATCGGCGAGGCCAGCGTCGACCCGACACCGAGGACGTCCAGCGACCCCTTGGTCAGGACCACCGACGCCGCACACCCGACCGGGTGCGCCACCGCCAGGGTGCTCTCCCCGCCCCGGGTGACCGTCATGGTGTCGGCGGCGGCGGTGTGCGCGGTGACGATCATAATCTCGTTCTGCACCTGGATGCGCATGGTCGACCCGGCGGGCACCGCCGGGAACCGGGAGCCCTGACCCGAGGCGAGGGTGAGCGTCGTCCCGCCCGAGCCGGGGTCGGCGCCGGTGGTGCCGATCCCGATCGTGCCGACCGCGTTGCTCAGTACCTCCGGCATGCCCGCCCCGTCCCGTTCATGGTCCGGTCACCACGCGCCAGACCCGGTCGGTGATCGCGGCGGTGCCCGCGACCTCGGTCGGGGTGATCGCCACCGTGCCGCCCAGGCTCACCGATTGATCCACTCCGGCGGCCACCGTCGGGTACTGGACGATCGAGTCGAACCCGGCTCCGGCGCCCCGTACCGCGCCGGTCCCGGCGTCGACGTACTCGATCGGGGCGGCGGCCAGGGCCAGCGCCACCGGGGGGCGGCGGATCGGGCGAGCGCGACCGAGACGAGCCACCGATCAGCTCCCGCCCGCTAGTGGATCACTCGTTCCAGAGCATGAAACACATGGCGTTGACGGCGGCGGTGGCGGTGACCCGGATCCGGACGATGTTCCCCGGCGGGATCCAGAACTCGCGGCCCAGCGACCATTCGTTGCGGTCGCCGTTGCCGGGCAGGACCGAGTTGAGCGAGCCGTAGCGGGTGGTGGTGATCGTGCCCTCGGCCGTCGCGGTGTAGCCCGAGTTGGTGGTCGACCCGATCTGCACCGCCGACGCGATCGGCAGGTGCGAGCTGATGCACTGCAACCCGGCCGCGACGTGCGCGGTGACCGTCGCCGCGACCGTGCCGGTGTCGATCAGCTCGCATTTGATCGGGGTGGTGCCGGTGCCGTCGAAGTCGACGTGCCACTTCCAGATGGTGATCCCGGTGGCGGCCGGGGCCTTGATCTGGAGCAGGGTTTTGATCGCGGTGCCGGTGGTCACCGGCACGTAGGCGGCGGTGGTGACCATGGGGCCGTTGTAGGCGATGAAATCGGGCACGCGGTCTCCCTCACCAGCAGGCGGCGCGGTGGCGCGCCCGGTTGATCACGTGGGTCTCTTGCAGGGTCACCGTCGGCGCGGCGCCGCCGGTGGGGTTCATCGCGAAGCTGACCGCCAGGTACTTGTCGGTCGCGGTCGCGGCGTAGGTGGCGGTCTTCGTCCCCGGCGTGGTCGTCGGGGCCAGCAGCGTCGCCGCCGACCCGGCCAGGAATCCCGAGTCCGCGTCCTGCGCCTCGATCATGCCGCCGGGCGGGGTGTAGGACCGGGTGCCGACCGTGGACTGGGTCGCCCACGCGCACACCAGGGCGCCGGTGGCGGCGGCGGTCGCGCCCGGGGTGATGGCCGGGGCGACCTGCGACGCGGCGGCGGTGACCTCGGACCAGGACGGCAGCACGTCGAACGGGGTGGTGGTGTCCACGCCGGTGAACGTCAGGGCGATGACCACGCTGGACGCGCCGGTGTCCTGCGGCACGGTCCAGGTCGACCCCTCCGAGCCGCCGGTCGCTTTCCACCACACCTTCCCGCGCGGGGTGCTGGCCCCGCCGGGGCTCGACGACCCGGCCTGGGCGAACCCGGACGGGGTGGTGAGGTTGGCCAGCGCCCCGTCCATGTCGCAGAAGCCGATCAGCACGGCCACGTCGCCGGTGGTGGTCCCGGCCGGGACCGGGGCGGCGGTCGAGGAGACCGAGCCGATCGCGGTGACCTTGGACGACGCGCGGACCTGAACCCCGGTCGGGACCGGCGGAGCCAGGGCCAGGTTGATCACGGCGCCGGGGCGGGTCGCGCCGACGATGGTGATGGTGCGGGTGCCCGACGGCCCGGACGCGGCCAGGAACTCGTAGCCGGTCCGCATGGTGCAGAACCCGGAGTCGCGTTCGGTGAGTGCGGTCATGCTGCCGGGGAAGGTGTAGCCGCTGTCGGCGTCGCCGCCGTTCAGCCCGGCCAGCACGTAGACGCTGGCCGAGGAGGTGGGCGACACCCCGGAGGCGACCCACGTCGCCGCGTCGGCCTTGGTCTCGGGCAGCGCGTACTCGATCACCATCGACCCGGCGAACACGATGATCTGCTGGTAGACCTCGTCACCGAAGCTCGGGCCGGAGTTGGCGATCACCGTCTGCGCCCCGGCGGCGGTGGCGGTGCCCAGCCAGACCTTGATGTGCTCGCCGTTGGTCCCGCCGTCGCGGCGGGCGGCGAGGTGCTCGGCCCACGTCGTCACGGCGGTCCCGGTCGGGGTGCCCAGGTTGCCGATCGTGAAGAAGTCGCTCATGTGGATCAGCAGGATGGTGTCGCCGATCTGCGTCCCGGCCGGGGTGGTGGTCGACAACGTCCCGGCGCCCGAGCCGGACATGGCGTTGGACGCCTCGCCCCGGATCGTGAACGGCGGGATCAGCGTCTGGCGGACCCGGACGAACACGGTGCCGCCGGTGGACGCGGCGGACAGCGTCAGGGCGTGCACCGGGGCGGCGCTCGACGTGCCCGCCGTCACCAACGCCTCGTGGATCTTGACGCTGGAGTCGGCGCCGTTCGCGGACCCGGCGTCGGCCCGCTCGGTGACCGTGCCCAGCGTCGCGCTGGTCGCGGTCAGGGTGGGGGTGGTGGCGGTGATGACCCCGTCGGCGGTGGTGGGCGAGACGCCGGTCAGGGCCAGCAGCCCGTCCCCGGCGGTGATCGACAGGTTGGCCGCGCCGGTGGCCGAGAAGCCGGTGCCCGAGGTGGTGTCGGTGCCGGTGGTGACCGACTCGCCGGTGATCTCGTAGCCCGAGTCGGGCCGGTAGGTCGCCGCCGACGCGCCGATCGCGCCGGTGGTGGTGGTGCCGACCACGGCCAGCGTCGGCATCGTCCACACGCCGTCGTAGGTGCGGGCCAGGACGGTCACCCGGATCGTGCCGCCCAGCACCGACGCGGACAGGCTGGTCCAGCCGGTGGTGCCGGTGATCGCGGTCCCGGACGGCTTGGACGCGCACACGATGTAGACCCGGTCCCCGCTGGCGGTGCCCGCTGGGAGGGTCGGCGTGGCGGTGGGGTTGGCGACCGTCGTCCCGAACACGGGGGTGCTCGCGGCGACGAACGCCAGAGCCACGGTCTAGGCCTCGGACGGCAGGATGATCCGCGACCGGACCGGCGACGGGATCTCGTCGCGCACCTGGTCCGGGTCGGCGTCGGGGTAGGCGTCCTCCGGGGTCTCCCACTCGGGGAGGTTGGCCTGGCGCAGCAGCAGGTTAAGCCGCCGCCAACACGCGCGGCACGCGGGCGAGCGCTCGACCGCGTCACCCGGGTACTGCGGCACGGTGAACGCGTTACCGACGAACCGGGACCGGCAGCCGCCGCAGCGCAGCGCCACCCAGAGTGGCTTGCGGCGGTGGTGCACCCCGGGCGGCGTCAGCAGATGCGCCATCGGCTCCACCTCCAGGGGGGTCGGACTAGGCTCGCCTGGACGTAGAGCGCCCCCGCAGAGGTGCAACTCCCGGGGGCTGGCCGACTACCAAGGAGAGTCGACGTGAACCAGCCTAAACCCGCCGCCGAACAGTGGCGGCCCGTCCTCGGATTCGAGGGCTACTACGAGGTCTCAGACCACGGCCGGGTCCGATCGCTTGCCCGGGAGGTGCGCGCCGGTTACGGGCGGACTCGATGGATGCCGGGCCAGATGCTGCACCCCTGCGTCCACAACCCGTACGGGCACGTCCTGGTGATCCTGTCGGCGGCCGGGCAGCGCAAGACCAGGACGGTTCACCGGCTGGTCCTGGAGGCGTTCGTCGGACCCCGCCCGGACGGTCTGGAGGCCTGCCACGGCCCCGGCGGCGGCGGCGACAACCACCTGACCAACCTCCGCTGGGACACCCACAGCGCGAACGTGCGTGACTCGGTGGCGGACCGGACTCACGTCATGGTCAGCCGACCCGACTGCCCGCGCGGTCACGCGCTGACCGCGCCGAACCTCACGCCGAACATCGCCCGGGACGGGAACCGGAGCTGCTACGCCTGCTCCCTCACCCACGCCTGGGCGTCGCGGCGGCGGCTGCGCTCGTCCGATCCCGAGTGGATCGCCGAGGCCAACCGGCGACACGCCGAGATCCTGCACTTCGGCGAGCCGATCCGGTACAGCAACAGCGGCCGGGTGGAGCGATGGGTGCCGTAGTGGATCTACGGCAACATACCGTATGTGGGTGTGACTTTGACAACGTCGCCGAGGCTCAATGAGGCGATGGCGGTGGTGTCATCGAAGTTGCAAATCATGATCGACTTTTCGGAGCCGTGGGCCAGCAGGTCGCACAGGAAGAACCCGTTGATCGCGGTCGCGTAGGCGGCCCCGGCGGCCGGGAACGACACCTGCCCGGCGGCGGTCTGGCGGCCACCGGATGCGGCGCCGGACCCGGCGCCGGTCGCACCCCAGGACCCGGACGCGACGGGCTGGCGGGCGTAGCTGGTCGGCGCGGCCTCGCCGATCGTGGTGTACGTCGAGAGCACCGTCGCGAACGCGGGCGTCGTGGACGCGCTCCCGCCGGTGGTCCACAGCCCCACGTGGGTCGTGGTGAGGTTGGTGCCGCCCTTCGGGAAGATCGCCAGGATGAGGTCGATGCCCTCGCTAGTGAACGTCTCGGCCATGAGGGATTCCTTCTGGGTGTGAGCGAGGAGGTGCGGTGGAGGCGCCGCCCCCCAGCCGGGGACGCGACAGAAGGTGGAGCCCCCACCGCGAGGGCCCGGCCACGGGCAGGTGCGGCCGGGCGGTACTGCGGGGGTCAGGCCTTGGGCGGCGCGGGCGGCGAGGACGCCGGGGCCTTCTTGGCGACGGGCTTCTCGGCCTCCGCCTCCGCCGGGGGTGCCGGGTGGGCCGCCTTGAGGTTCTCGACGTGCTGCGCGGCCAGGACTTCCTTCTGGTCGGCGTACTCCTTCGCGGCCTCGGAGGCGGGCGTGCCTCCGGCGATGTTCTGGCCGCGCTCGTCGACGTCGTCGGCGACGACCCCGGCGCCGGGCTGGGCCACCGCGAACGCGGACGCGGCCGGGTGCTTCGGGTCGAAGGTGTTCGCGTCGTCGGCGAGGTGGGCCGGGGTGTGCTGGATCGGGGCGTCGTCAGACATGGGGGACCTCCACAGGGGTCGTCGTCGGTGTCGTCATCGCGGCGGGCCGGATCTCCCCGGGGGCCGCCGTGGCCTGCTCGACCGCCGACCGCCGCGCGAACTGCGCGGTGGCGGGCTCGAAGTAGGAGCGGTGGGTGGTCAGGATCGGGTCGTCGTCGAGCACCTCCTGGCCCTCGCCGTAGACGGTCGGCACCCCGCCGTGGAACACGGCGAAACTGGAGGTGCACCGCCACAGCACGTGCGAGTCACGGGGCGGTCGGGGCATCACGGGTCCTCTCGATCAGTGGTTCCAGCTCCGCCGGGACGGGCTCCCGGACGAACGGGCCCAGCGGCCGGTCGACGGCGTGGCGGCGGTCGATGACCAGCGACACCCGCCACCGGGCGGTGTCGTTGATCAGCCAGTGCGGCTCCCAGTGGGCCGCCGGGAACGGCCGCCCCGGGGTCGGGACGAACGTCACCCCGCCGAACGTGACCCGTCCGGCGACCTCGATCGGCACGTGCCAGCGCTGCCACCACGGCCCGGCGTCGCGGTGCGGGGTGATGAACCCGCCCGGGTCGAGCGCCGACAGCCACGCCCCGACGACCGGCTCGAACGCCTCCAGGACGACGGCGAAGTGTTCGGCGTGCCGGTGCCGGTACCCGTCGGAGATCAGCGGGACCCGGCGGTAGCCGTGATGCACGCGGGTGTCGCGGTAGTGCGAGGGCAGCGACCACGCGGCGGGCGGGATCAGCCCCAGCGCGGCCCGCAGCAGCAGCGGATCGATCAGGTCAGGAACGGGCAACGGGCTCGGACGACGCGTCCGACATGACCGCGACCGCGCCGAACACCCCGCCCGTGGTGGCGCCGGAGGTCGTCACGACCAGCCGCAGGTACTGCCGGGCGACGGAGTGCCCGAACTGCAGGATGACGTCGTCGTCGGTGGCGGTGATCGTCGGCAGGGTGCCCTGGATCGAGCCGGAGTCGACGGCGGTCCAGCCGGTCGACCCGTCGGCCGAGTCCTGCAGCGTGACCGCGTGCGACCCGTCGGTGATCGTGCCGGTGGAGATCACGAACAGCACGGTCCGGAAGTCGTTGCCGAAGATCCCGGTGTCGACGGTGGTCCCGTTGGCGGCGCCGTTGGTGCGGGCGACCGAGGGGAGGGCGACCCGTGCGAGGGCCTGGTTGTAAAGGGAATCCCGCACGGGATCGCCCCCTTTCCTCTGAATAGCGCGGAATAGCGGTCAGACGTTCAGCATCTTGAATGCGGCATCGTTCACGGAATCGGCGCCGACCCGGAAGTATGCGTACCATCCGCGCTGGCCGGTCGGTCGCCGAGTCGCCCCAAAGAGGTGGGGAATATATTCGACCGTCGTGCCGATCCGGTCCGCGATCACGTAGCTGGAGAAGTCACCGAAAATGGCGAGGTAGTTCGACGCCAATGCGGTGATCGTGGACGCCATCGCCTCGTTGTAGTAGGCCGGGCGACCCAGCAGCTGGGACGGCACGTTGTTGCCCAGCGTCTCCCACAGGTTGGCCCCGCCCTGGGTGTCGAACCGGCGGACCAGGTTGGCCACGCCCCGGTGCATCAGCCACGACGCGTTCTCCGCGTACCGGGTCGGCAGGCCGGAGTCGAGCGCGTACACGTCGGCCACGGCGAACGCGTCACCGGTGGCCGCCGACACGACCGAACCGGTGCCGGTCAGGGCGGCGACGATCCCGGTCGGCTCGTTGGTGCCGGTGCCGGTGGTGAACGCCACCGACTCCATCCGGTCCTTCTCGAACGCGATCATCCGGCCGAGTTCGCCCGCCACGTTCGTCTCGTCCTGCTGCGCCTCGATCGAGATCGGCACGAACACCGCGCCCTTGTAGACCGGCACGGTGGGCTGCACGAACACCGGGGCGTCGTCCGAGACTTCGGTGGCTTCCTGGTCCCAGGACCCGGTCACCCCGGCGGAGCTGATGCCGGACCACACGTCGCCGGTGGCGGTGACGGTGCGGGCGATCGTGCGGATCGGGTTCCGGGACCCGGCCGCTGTCAAGATCACCGTCGCGTCGAGCTGGAACGGGATCAGGAATCCACCGGCCGCGTCGGTCAGGGACATGGCGCGGGCGTAGGCGGCCGACTCGTGCGCGTCGAGGACGGCGGCGTTGCCGCCCGCCCGGATCAGCTTGCCGAACGCCCGGAGGTAGTCCGGCGAGGACGAGGCGAGGAGCTGCAGGGCGAGGCGGGAGTCGGCCGTGTCGACGTAGTCGACCAGCTCGGTGCACACCTGGCGGACCTTGTCGTTGGCGCCCTGCATCCGCTCGATCGCGTCCCGGGCGCGGCCCCGCAGCTCCGCCGAGCGGGCCTGCGGGCCCTGCCCCATCCGCATCTGGGAGATGTCCCAGGGGTCGCGGAAGGTCGGGGCGTCGCGGATCGAGCGGGGCTGCCCGACCGGGTCGTCGTCGGGTTCGGCGGCGGCGTAGGGGGCGGTGGTCTCGGTGCGGCCCTCCTCCAGCGCGCCCCGGATCTCGGCCACGGCGGCGTCGTGCTCCAGGTTCAGCCGGTAGCCGTGGACCTCGCCGAACTCGGTGTAGAGGGCCGCGCTGCGGCGGTAGTCCTCGTCGGTCTTGGTGTCCTTCCCGGAGATGCGTTCGAGTTCCTCCTGGATGGACAGCTCGCGGTTGACGGCCTGCTTATGGGTGAGTGGATCCATGTCGGTTCCTCAGAGGATCGAGACGGCCATGGCCTCGCGGACGGCGACCAGCTGGGCCTGCATCTGCAGGTCGCGGGCGGCCGGGGCGGGGTCGGGGCTGTCGTCGGAAGGGACCGATGGGGGCTCGCTCTCCACGGGCGACGCATCGGGGGCGGACGGGGCCGGGGGCTCGTTCTCCACGAGCGGCGCGGCCGGGGCGTCGGGCTCGGCGGGTGCCGGGTCCGGCGGGTCTTCGGGGGTGTCGGTCTCGTCGGGGTCGGGGGCGCGGTGCCGGTCGCGGGGCGGGTCCAGCAGCAGCGCGCGGGCGACCTCGGCCCGCACGACCGGGTCGTCGAGGGCGGCCATGACGGCGTCGGTGGCGGCGCTGCGGACGCCGACGGACGTCTCGGTGTAGGCGGGCCAGGCCACCGGGCCCAGCTCCAGCAGCCGGACCTCGATCAGGGTCCGCTCCAGGGGGCCCCGGTCGCCCGGGTCGGACAGCAGCCGGGACAGTTCGGCCTGGTCCTTGATGACCTTGCCGGTGCCGTCGCGCCATTCGTCGCGCAGCGGCTCGAACCGGAAGGACATGCCGGTGACGCCGCCGTCGCGGATCGCGTCGCGGATCGGCTGGATCAACCAGTTGTCGGTGAGCCGGGCCCGGACGAACAGGCCCTGGTCGTCCTCGTACAGGTCGCGGATCGCGCCGATGGGGATGGACCCGATGAGGGGGTGGCGGCCGTGGTCGTACTGCAGCATGGGTCGCTTCCCGCCGCGCAGCGAGTTGCGGAACACGCCCCGGCGGAGCCGTTCGGTGAACGTCCCCTCCCAGGAGTCGATCTGGGTGTCGGTGTCGTAGACGGCGGCGTAGCCCTCCATGGTCAGCCCGTCCCCGGCCGCGTCGGGTTCGGTGGCGGTGACCCGGAAGGGGACCTCGCGGACGGGCAGGCGCGCGGTGTCGACCGGCATGCGGACTCCTCCGGATGGGGGTGGGGCTTGCGCGAGAGGGGGTGCGCGGCCGGTTGGGCCGGACGGGCTAGGCGGGCGTCGCCTCGGGCTCGGGTGCGGGCTCGGGCGCGGCCACGGTCCCGGCCGGTTGGAGCTGCACGGAGAACAGCCCGGAGTGCTCCAGCAGGTCCTCGTCCCCGGCGATCAGCGCGGCCCGCGCGGACTCGGGGGTGTGCCCGGAGTCGATGTAGGTCCGCAGGGTCGACGCGCGCTGGGCCTGGATGGCGGTGGCGTCGGTCTCGTCCTCGCGCAGGAACGGCACGCCCCGGGCGTCGTAGTGCAGCCGGGACCCGGCGGGCGGGGGGACGAGCCGGGAGAAGGATCCGGCGCAGTTCTGCCACAGGGGGTGCATGGTGCCGTCGGCGAACCGGCGCCTGGCCTGCGCATAGTTACTGTACGTAGCCGACTCTAAACCCTCTGACAGCCCGACGATGATCGGGGGGACTCCGGCGGCGGCGGCGATCCGCGTCTCCCCGTGCCCCTGAACCGTCTTGAAATCCATTTGCTTGAAATCGGCGCCGATCACCCGGACATCCGCCCCGCCGCCGAGATAGAGCGTCTTATACGCATTCTCGACGCCGCGATGCGACAAATCCATCTTGTCCTTGAATGCCTTGAAAGCCTCCAGGGAAATGTCTTTGTCGAGGCTCACCGACAGATTCGGGGTGGCGGCATTCGCGAAAAAGCGTGACTTGTGCGATCCCATCATCCGATCCGACAGCACTTCGGACACGACCGACGACAGCCACGACTGGCCCCGGTACCAGGCCAGCGGGTCGGGGTCCGGCGCGAAGTGGGCGACCTCGTCGACGGTGAACACCGCCGGGCTCGCCCCGGCGTACCGGCCGCCCTCCCAGTACACGTAGCCGATCCGCCGGGACCCGACCTGCGCGCCCCGGTGCATCCGGGGGGCCAGCGCGATCTCCACCCAGTCCGGGCGCAGCCGCACCAGGTCGCCGCCGATGCGCGCCCAGTAGGAGTTCCCGGTCAGGTCGACGTCCTGGATGGTGCGGGCGAGGAGATCCTGGGTGGTCGACCCCGGCCCCCACGGCGACTCCAGCTGGGCCAGGGTGGCGTTGCCCCACAGCTCGGACGGGCGGCCCTTGCGGAACATCTGGTACTGGAACCGGACGGCGCTGAACACCAGCTGGCGCACGGCGGTGCAGGCGTACACGACGCCGTTGGTGGCGCGGAGCTGGGTGGCGTAGGCCTTGAGGTCGTTGCCGATCGGCTCGACGCTCGTCTCCCCCGGCATCGTCGTCGTCAGCCCGGTGGTGCCGTAGGGGACGCCGCCGAAGCTGAAACTGGTCATCATCTGCGACCAGGACTCCAGCGACAGCGCCGCCCCGGGTGCCTGCCGGGTCAGCGCCCGCAGCAGAGAGGCCATCGTGCTACCCCCCGCCCTCGTCGTCGGTCAGCTCGGACAGGCCCAGCGCGAGCGCGAGCACCCCGGCGCACAGCAGCGCGGCGGCGAGCCCGAGCCAGAGCGCGAACCCGGCGATCAGCAGCGCGGCGCCGAGCAGCGTGGCGGCGGCGGCGAACTGCGCCCGGGTCACGCCCAGTCCGCCCACGGCTCGACCGTGGTCGCCTCGTGCTCCAGCAGGCAGTGATGGGCCAGCGTCGCGGCGACGACGGCCCGGATGTCGGTCGTCGAGCGGCGCCGCGCCCAGGCCCAGGCGCCGTCGCCGATGTCGCGGCGCTGCGCCCCCTCGGCGGCCCGGTTGAGCGCGGGCTGATCCCGGTGCCGGATCTTGCCCTGGACCACGGCGTCGTAGAACTCGCCGCACGCGGCGACATAAGCCCGGCCGGTCACCTCGACCACCCGTAACCCGCGCCCGCGCAGCCCGATCGTCAGCGCCCCGGCCGGGGACGTCGGGTCGAGCGCGAACGCGACCGGCCCGGCCTTGGCGTCCAGCTCGACGCAGCGCTCCACGACCCATTGCAGGCCGCGCCGGTCGTCGTACAGCTCGACGTGGACGAGCCCGTCGCCCCGCCGCGCGGCGAGGACGATCGCCGCCCCGGACCGGTCGTCCGGGACGTCGAGGGCGAACGTGGGGCGCCCGGTGAACTCGGAGCCCTCGTCGGCGGCGTCGCGCCAGGCGTCGCCCGGGATCTCCCCCCCGGCCTCGGACGCCGGGACCGGCCACACCCCGAGGCACTCCCGGGCGAAGTCGACCTCACCCAGGGTGACCCGGTTCCGCTGCAGCGACTCCTCGGTGACCCGGCCCAGCCCGAGCGCCGGGTTGGTCGCGGCCCACGCGGTCCGGTCGTCGAGCAGCCCGGCCCGTTCGTCCGGGGTCATCGCGGCCAGCTCGTCGAGATCCCCGGCCAGGCCCCAGTCGCGGTAGCCCAGCCCGACCCGTTCCCCGGCCTGGGCCCGGGTCCGCAGCGCGAACATCGGTTCCCCGGTCCAGGAGTCCAGCGGCGGCGAGGAGGCGTAGCAGATCTGCGGGTTCGGGCGGGCCATCAGGGTCGGCATGAGCGCCGACTGCTGCGCCCTCGTGAACGCGAAGGCCTCGTCGATGAGCATGCAATCGGTGGAGAACCCCCGCCCGGAGCCCTTCGTCCGCGCCACCATTTTGATCATCGCGCCGGTGTCGAGGCGTTCCAGCGACTCCTCGCCGTTCGCGTTGGTGACCTTGATGTGGACGTCGCCGACGGCGATGACGTTCTCCCGGATCCGCTCACCCAGGTTCAGCACCAGGCGGCGCAGGTCGACGAACGCCCGCATCGAGGTTTTGAACTCGTGCGACGACCAGATGATCAGGTGCTCGGCCCAGGGTGGGGGGGCGAGCAGCCCGAACAGGGCCCGGGCCTGGAACATCGCCGTCTTGCCGTTCTGCCGGGAGCAGATCTCGGCGTACTCGAAACACGCCCAGTGCTCGTCGCCCGGCCGGACCGACAGCATCAGGTCGAGCCCGTCGACCTGCCAGGGCTCCAGGACGAGCCCGGCGAGGGCGGCCAGCTCGGCGGCGTCGGCCCCGAGGCTGTACGCCACCTCCGCCGGGCGGGTCTCAACCCGGGGTTGAACGGCGCCGCGCAGCGATACGGGAGGACAGGTCGGCAACGGCTGCCCCCTTCCCTCGTACCGGTGGCTCGACGGCGGGGGCGAGCGGGGCGAGCAGCTCGGCCAGGACGGCGCGCAGCTCCCGGGCGCAGGCCGAGGGGGTGTTGCCCTGGTCGACGTTCCGGGCCAGGGCGCGGGCGGTCGCGGCCAGGGCCCCGTCGCGCTGCTCGGCCGGGAGCCGGGCCAGGTCGCTCTCGACGGAACGCTGCACCGGGCCGTCCGGGGCGTCGGCCGGGTCGGGCCGGGCCCGCAGCTCCATGATCCGCAGGATCCGGTCGACGGCCCAGCCGTCGCCGTTCATCGCTTTGCGCCAGAGGGCGAGGAGCATCGAATCGAGGCGCCGGTCGTCGAGGTCGTGCACGTCGGGCGGGTCGTCGAGCTTGCGGCGCCCCAGCTCGGTCTTCACCGCGCGGTAGGCGGACCCCCGGTTGGTGTAGCCCACCTCGGCGGCGATCTGGTCGTAGGTGGCGCCGGATGTGCGCATCGTGAGCGCGCGCGCGGCGCGGGACTGCGCCCCGGGGGCGTCCGGGGTGTCGTCGTCGGGATCGTCAGACACGGCGGGCCTCCTCGGGGTGGGGCTCGACGCGGAGGCGGTAGACGGCGTCTCGGGACGGCACGTAGTCGGGGCGGCGCACGAGCCGCAGCGACCGGAACGCGCCGTAGTCGACGTAGTGGTGGACCCGGCCGAAGCGCCAGGTCAGGCGGGCGACGTCGGGGTGTAGCCGGACGAGCATCTCGGACTTGGGTCCGGTGCCCTCACGGGCGTAGAACTCCTCGGTATTGCCCCCGGCCATGGCCTGGGTGGTGATCTTGTTGGCGACGAAGGCGTTGAACTGGACGGTGGCCCACCCGGATTTCAGCATCCGCAGCGACAGGTCGGTGTCCTCGTTGTAGCGGCCCCGCCAGCGCAGGCGTAGATCGTTCCGGATCAGGTTGCAGGAGTAGATCCGGGTGTTGCGGATGAACGGCGGTAGCTTCTGCCGGGCCTTGGTGAACATCAGATAGGCGGGTCCGGCCATCCCCAGGTTCAGGTACCGCAGCGCGAACTCCTCCATGGCGTGGAAGCCGGTGCCGTCGCCGAGGCGGATCTGCTGGTTGCGGTGGGTCCGGGCGAAATACTTGATGTTGTCGTCCATCACCCAGTGCCAGGCGTGACCCTCGGCGAGGGAGTGCTCCCAGATGAAGTTCCGGGCCGGGCCGGGGCCCTTGGACTTGGAGTCGCCCAGGTCGTCGCACGTGTCGTAGGCAGCCTGATACGCCGGGTCGAGGACGAGGAGGCGGTCGGGCGGGAAATGCGCGGCGTACTCGGCGAACTGCGGGGCCTCGACGACGAGCCGGTACGGCACATCCAGCTCGTCGAGCGCGCGCGGGGTGAGCGCGGTCGCCGCCCGCGACTTGGACGGGATGTAGACCGGGAACCGGGGGCGGGGCACGGTCAGGTGTCGCTGACGACGCGGCCGTGCGGGGAGCCGATGTGCCCGTCGTCGGCGGGCCACCACATGGACGTCCGACGCGGCCGGTTGATCGACTCGAAGAAGGCGTCGGCGTCCTCGTGGGTCTGGAAGCGGATCACGACCCGGGCCACGCCCATGAGGTCGCCCTGCTCGAAGTCGGGCATGCCGTCCCACTCGGCGAGCGCATCCTGCATCTCGGCGGCGGACGCGGCTTCGGCCGCCAGCCGGGCCTCGATCTGGTCGAGATCGCCGGGGTCGTAGCCGGTGCCGTCGAGATCCGGCAGGTCGGCGAGCAGCTCGGCCAGCAACCGATCGTCGTAGTCGGCCAGGTCGGCGGTGCGGTTGTCGGCCGCGACGATCCGCGCCGCCTGATCGTCGTCCACGTCCACGGTGACGACCGCGATCGACTCCCAGCCCAGGTCCCGGGCCGCCATCAGGGTGTGATTCCCGGCCAGGACCTCGTTGACCCGGCCGGTGTGCGTCCCGGTGTTGACCACCAGGGGGCGGTACTGCCCGTTGACCGTCAACGAGCGGGCGATCACCGCTGTGTTGCCCCGGCGCGGGTTCCGGTGGTACGTCCGGAGGTCGGCCACCGGCACCTCGGCCGTCGTCAGATCATGGGTCGACCCCGGCATGGCGAACTCCCCTCTCGGTACGGTGACGCCTACGGCCGGGGACAGACCGCAGGACCCGGCTGGGCGCGCGGCGTAGCTCAGAGCGAGCGCGGAGCGGACCGAGGTACGGAGGGGTGGCGTCCTCCCGCCGCGCGCCGCCGCTAGCGTCACGGCGTGCACACCGAGCAGCTCCCCGCCCTCGCCGGACACCACCCCGGCTCCCAGATCGCCCCCGGCCGCAGCTACTGCACCGGCTGCTGGGACGCCACCGCCGTGCTCGACCCCGACGCCGAACGCACCGACGGGCCGGTCGCCGACCTCCCCGGACGACTCCACGAGTTGGCCGCGCAGGCTCAGCACGACCGGCTCACCGCCACCACCGACGCCGACCGCCGCCACGCCGCCGGGCGAGTCATGGGCCTAGACGCCGCCAGGAGCGCATGGGATGCGTTCCGCGTCTATCACGACGCGGTCGCGGCCACGCTGGCTCAGCAAGCGCTACGGGCTCAGGACGGGGGCGTCCGATAGCGCTCAGCCCGACAGCGTCACGGTGGAATCGTGCGGCTGCCACGTGGTGTGCGTGACCGGCGCGTGGGGGACGTTGGACCAGAAAACCAGGTAGCCGCCGCACGGCAACTCACAGGACACCGCACCCGGCCGAGCCTGCAACGCGGCCAACGCCGCCGCGTTACGGAGATACGCCGACACGGTCATCCCCGCCGCCGCCGCCGCCTCATCGATCAGAGCCAGCTCGTCGACAGTGAACCGGACCGAAACGATCTCCGAACGCGTGTGCATCGTGACGAGCAGCCTTCCGTGATCCGGTCCATCCAGCGACAGCCGACGCAGGGCGAAACGCCGGAACGAAAATGCAGGCGACCCCAGGAGAGAGAAACGCCTCTGTAGCGAGATCACGCCGTGGTGATCCACTGCGCCCGACCCCTACCCCCCTACCCCTGTGACCTGCGGGTTCGCGCGCGTGCGCGCGAGGTGGGCGGTTGACGTGGGGTGTTGGGCTGATCGCGTGTGGCGTGCGGTCGGCATCTCGCGGGCGGTGGATTAGCCGCTGCCGCATCTCGTCGTGTGTCGTGTGCGGCGCTCGCGGCGGTGGCGGTGCGAGCGCGCGATGCGTGGTGCGTTGCGTGTGTGCGGTGCGTTGCGTGTGCGATGCGTTGCGTGTGGTGCGTTGCGTGGTGCGTGGTGCGTGGTGTGTGTGCGTGGTGTGTGTGCGCGTGGTGTGTGTGCTGCTGTCCACAGGGTTGTGCACACGTGGGGATGAGCGGGGGCTGGGGTCACCAGGGGCGGGAGGTGGCGGGCGGGAGGTGGGGCTGTCGGCGTACCCGGCGGGGGCGGTGCGGGGGTAGCCCGAGCTGAGCCCTGCGTACAGCAGCGAACTGGTTCCGTAGGCGTGCGCCGTGGGCCCTGTTGTGGTGAGCGCAGGACAGCGCGTCGGGTAGGCCTTCACCGAAGGCCAGGGGTCGCACGATGTGATCGGCTTCCAGGCTGAGTGGGTGGTGGGGTGGGAGGGTGAGCTGCCAGCGGTAGATGGGTTCGCCTCCTCGGGCGCAGGGTTGGCCGTCTCGCAGGGCGGCGCGCAGGTGGGCGGCTACTCGGCGGTGGTCGCTGCTGTAGGGCATGGTTGCCTCCCCCTGCTGTGCTATGCCCCTAGCGGGCTGTTCCCCCTGGGTGAGCGACTGTCCCCCTGCTGGGGTTCTACTTCGGTCCGGGCTTTTTCCCGCCGTTGCCGGTGAGGCGCTTGTCCTTCTTGGTGCCGGTGCTCGGGGTGTTCTTACTGGGCTTTTTCCCTTGGCTGCCGGGCATGGTCGTCCTCCTTGGAGTTAGTAAGGATCTTCACAAGCAGCCGCCGGGCCCGCGCTGCACTAGACACGTGTCCCTATCGCACGTAGAGTGGTATCTATATCGGGATTCCCCCGATGACGTTGGCCCTGGAGGAACTCCCGTGACCACCATCTCCACCACACCGCTCGAAGCGATCGCCCACTCGCTGGGCTACCGCGACGACCCCAGCCTCGACGGGCTCGCGGTCTGGGGCGATGACGACCTGATCGCGCTCCTCGGCTACAACAACGACATCGAGCGCGTCGTCCTCGTCCTGGACTTCCAGGACTACAACGACGAGCCGGACGTCCTGTCCGCCGTGACTCTCGTCGAGGGCGAGTGGGTGGCCGCGCGCCTCGCGCTCACCGACGCCCTGACCCGCATCGGGGCCACCGTCCCGACGACCGTCCCGGTCCACTGATCCCCGCACGATCCCGCACGATCCCTCACCGGAAGGCACATCTGATGATCGAGACCAGTACCCGCAACGCGACCCTCCAGGACCTCGCCGACCTGCTCCAGGCGCAGCGCGGCCAGGCCCACGACCTGATCGTCCCGGCGTCCTCGCTGGAGTCCTACAACGGGGTGATCCACGTCCCCGGCGCCGAGCAGCGGTTGACCGTCGACGGGGTCGACACCGTCGACGGCGTGTACCGGCCGACGGCCGTGGCCGATGAGCACCTCGCCGACCGGACCGGGATCCCGGTGCGGTACCTGCGCCGGATGCGGGAGCAGCGCCCCGACCTGTACGACGCGAACGTCAACGGCTGGCTGCACGGCTGCGTCGTCGTCGAGGGCGACGCGTTCGCCGACCGGGCCGCGCCGGACGCGCGCCGGTTCCTGCTCCGCACGTTCTCCGCCCAGGACGGCAGCGAGGGGATCCTGCGGGCGGTCCTGTCCGACAGCTACAAGGTGATCGACAACCTGGATGTGCTGCTGTCGGTGCTGTCCGCGCTCCGCGAGTCGGGGCACCCGGTCGACATCCGCAGCGCGGACCTGTCGGAGCGCCGCATGGTCGTGAAGATCAACGCGCCGGGGATCACGGCGCTGGCGCCGGTCCTGCTGGCGGGGTACCGCTCCCCGTTCGGCAACGCCGACGTCGAGGCGGCCCGGCGGTTCGGCAACGTCGCCCCGGACACCGAGGAGATCGGGCGGGTCGGGAACGCGCCGATCGTGTCGGCCGGGATCCGCATCTCCAACAGCGAGGTCGGGGCGGGCGCGTTCACGGTCACCCCGGAGATCCTCGTGCTGGCCTGCACGAACGGGATCGTCCGGACGGTCGACGTGATGCGGAACATCCACTCGGGCGCCAAGCTCGACGAAGGGATCATCCAGTGGTCCGACGCGACGCGCCGGGCGAATCTGGAACTGGTCAAGCGGCAGACCGTCGACGCGGTCGGCACGTTCCTCAACCCCGACTACCTGGCCAAGGTCATCGCCGAGGTCGAGGCGAAAGCCGGGGTGCCGCTGACCGGGACGCCGTCGAAGGCGATCGAGGTCGTCGGGAAGGCGCTGGCCTGGTCGGAGGCGGAGCAGGAGGGGATCCTGGCGCACTTCGCGATGGGTGGCGGGCAGCTGACGCGGGGCGGCGTCCTGAACGCGGTCACGTCGTTCTCGCAGACGGTGCCGTCGTCGGACCGGGCGGATGAGCTGGACTCGGCGGCGTTGAAGGTTCTGGATCTGGCGGTCTGAGCACGACGGGCGGGCGTCGGATCCCGGCGCCCGCCTTCCCTCGCACGACCCTCACCGAAGGAGATCATCATGAGCACACGCGGAGCACTGGTCTTCGTCCTCAAGGACGAGGAGAAGGTGATCTACAGCCACAGCGACAGCTACCCCGAAGGGCTCGGCGCCGACGTCCTGCGCTGGCTGCACGAGGCGCTCGCCGACGAGGACGCCCTGTACGCACAGGTGGCCGCGCTGGCGCCGGTCCCGGACCGGGAGCCGACCGAGGCGGAGCGCGAGCAGCACCGCGCCACTACCGACCGGAACGTGTCGACCGGGCGGGACTGGTACGCGCTGCTGCGCGACACCCAGGGCGACCCGGCGGCGATCCTGGCGTGCGGGCTCTACGAGGACGCCGGGGACTTCCCGACCGACTCCCTGTTCTGCGAATGGGCCTACGTCGTCGATCTCGATGCGCGCCGGTTCGAGGTCTACAAGGGGTTCCAGGACCAGCCGCACAAGGCCGGGCGGTGGGGCAGTCGGCGCCCGGGCCGAGACAGCGCCGTGACGGCAAGGTCGGCGACGGCGACGGGGAACGGCTATTACCCGGTCCGGCGGATCGCCGACTACCCGTTCGACACGCTGCCCGACCCGGACACGCTGCCCGCGCTGCTGGCCTGACCGCTGCTCGACCGGCCGGGGGCGAGGGGTCCCGGCCGGTCTGTGAAGTGGTCAGCCGTCAGGCTGGCGACGTCCCTCACCGAAGGAGAAGGATCATGTATCAGACGATCGGCGAGCGGTCCGACGCGGCCGAGCTGGCCGCAGCGATGGAGTGGGCCGAGGAGGAGCGGCGGGAGCGGATCGGCCGGGGTGTCGCCCTGCTCGACGCGAAGGTGCCGGGCTGGGTGGTCGACCGGGCCCGGCTGAGCGTGGGCAGTCTCGACCGGTGCGTGCTCGGGCAGGTGTTCGGGAACTTTGACCGGGGGCTGCAGGTCCTGGGGCTCACCTGGAGTCAGGGCGACCGCTACGGGTTCGTCAGCGACGGGTGGGAGGACTACGCGGACCTGACCGAGTCGTGGCGGGCCGTGCTGGATCCCGACGCCGACGAGGCCGGGCTGTGAGCGCCGCCAGGGTGGTCGACCTGCGGCTCACCGCAGCCGAGGCCGCCGTGATGATCGCTGCGCTGGACGAGCACGACATGAAGCTAGAGGAGCAGCACGAGGGCGACCGCGCGGTGGACTCCGAGGCGCGGGCGGCGGCGGGACGGCGGCGGGCTGCGCTGCAGCGGGCGGCGGAGAAGCTGGCCGACGCGCGGGCGGCGAGGGCGGAGCCGCCGCCGGTGACCGCCTCGGAGGTGGAGCGGCTGCGCAGCATCGAGCAGCGGCTGCTCGCCCGGGAGGCGCGCGCCGAGGACGACGAGGAGGAGACGCTGCGGTGGATCAGGACGGGGCGGGTCCGGTGAGCGGGGCGACGGCGCGGCGGCGGCCGTGCGCGACGTGTCCGTACCGCCGCGATGTGCCGTCGGGGGTGTGGGCGCCCGAGGAGTACGCGAAGCTGCCCGCCTACGACGGCGAGATCGTCGAGCAGGTCACGGCGGGCGGCACGGCGGCGTTCTACTGCCACCAGCAGGACGGGTCGCTGTGCGCCGGGTGGTTGGGTCACCGGGATCCGTACGACCTGTTCGCGGTCCGGCTGGGCGTCGGGAACGGGGCGCTGGATGAGTCGGTGACCGTCTACTCGACCGACGTCGACCTGTTCGGGTCGGGGGCGGAGGCGGCGGCGCACGGCCGGGCCGACATCGCCGACCCGGCGGCGCGCGCGGTCGAGGCCATGCGCAAGATCCTGACCACGCGCCGGTCCCGGCGCGCGGCCGGGGAGGGCTGACCGGTGGGACACATCTGCCCGGCGTGCGGGTGCCGCTGCCTGGCCAGTGACGAGCCGCCGGTGCCGCCGGAGCCGCCCCGTGGGACGTGGGTGAAGGACCGGCACGGGGGCACGCATCAGCGCCGCGTGGACGACGACGGCCGGGACGGGTGGGGCTCCGGGCCGGGGTTCTACTCGTTCGGGCTGTGGTCGGCGATGTGGCGGGCGCGCGGCCCCCTTGTGGTGTGCGGGCCATACGGCGCGCCGCTGGCCGGGGGTGGTGACAGTGCCTCCCCCGGACCGTAACGTCGTCGGGATGGACCCGACGACGTTGGACCCGACGGCGGCGCTGCTCGACGTGACCGGGGTAGCCGCCCGGGTCGGGGTGCGACCGGACACGATCCGCGACTACCTCGGCGTGGCGCGGCTGCGGCGGCAGGCGGGCGAGGAGCGCCCGGGGGATCTGCCGGACCCGGATGCCCGGTTCGGGGGGTCGCCGGTGTGGCGGGTCGAGACGATCGAGCGGTGGGTGCGGTCCCGGCCGGGGCGGGGGGTCGGCGGGGGCCGCCGCCGGGGGTCGTCGTGACGCGGCGGGTGCGGTGGTTCCGGTTGTGCTCGGGGCGGGGGGTGACGGCGCGCCCGGCGGTGAGTGCGGCGCGTGGCCCGCTGGTGCGGGTGCGGTGGGTCGCGGCGGACGGGGCGGGGTTGCCGTCGCTGTCGGACTCGCTGCCAGCGGATGAGGCGTGGGCGTTGGGGCGGCAGTTGAAGCGGGCGGCGAAGGTGGCGCGGCGGCAGTCCCGGAAGGCGGCGCCGTTCCCGCCGCCGCGCTTCCCCTAGACGGGTGGGGCGTGGACAGCCACGTAAGAACCGGGACGAGCGCGCCGGGCTGGTCGGGCGCGCATCGCGGCCGATCGTCCCGGTCGCCCCACTTCCCCTAGTGAAGTAGACACGCGGCTAGTTCGCGTGTAGACTCGCGTCTATGACCTCATCAACCAGCACCCGCCGCCGCAGCCCCGCCGCCCGCAAAGCCGCCGCCGAGAAGGCCGCCGCCGAGCGCACCGCCCTCATGGACCAGCTGGAGGCGTTCGCCGACGACCTCGACGACGACGACATCGCCGCCGCCCGGGTCGCGATCTTCGCCACCCGGTACAGCGAGCGCAACGCCACCTTGATCGTCATGCAGTGCCCGGCCGCCCGCGAAGTCCACGGCTACGGGGACTGGCAGAAGCTGGGCCGCCAGGTCCGCAAGGGCGAGCACGGCATCCGGATCCTCGCCCCCGCCGGGCACTCCGAGACCGAGCGCGACGAGACCGGCAAGGAGACCAAGAAGGGCCGCCAGTTCTTCAAGCTGGTCTCGGTGTTCGACATCGCCCAGACCGACGCGATCGTCCCGGCCCCGGCCGAGTGATCTTCCCCCGGCCCGTCCTCCCGTGGCGGGCCGGGGGTCCCTCCCCATCGCGCACGACCCTCACCGAAGGAGATCATCATGACCGCCGACACCGTCACCACGTACGCGCTGTCGGTGTCCCGATGAGCGACCGCGACGAAGCTGTCCGGGTTGCTCGGGCTCGCGCCCAGCGTCAGCATCGGGGCACCGGCCATTACCCGGTGACCGTCGGCGGCTACGTCGTCGGCCACGTCGAGCGGGTCGAGTCCCGCGTCACCGGCAACGTGAGCTGGAAGGCGTTCACCGACGACGGGACGCCGGTCGTGAACCCCGGCATCGGCGACAACAGCAGCCTGTTTTTCGGGATCCGGCGCAGCGCTGTCCGGGCGGTCGCGGCCACCGACGGGGCGGTCGAGGCTTACCGGCAGGCTGCGCGCGAAGGGACCTTCGGCTACCGCGAGCAGGCCCGGGTGTCCCGATGAGCGCTGTGACCGCCTACCAGTGCCGCCGGTGCGGGCACCCGTTCTACGAGCACCGCGAGTCGCGGGAGTGGCAGTTGATGAACCCGCGCCGGAAGCGGGACCTGCACGGCTGCACCCGCCACGGGTGCGGCTGTGCTACCGCCGATGACTCCCACGTGGTGAAGCCCGAGCGGGGCTCGCGATGAGCACGGACGTGCTGGCCGTCGCGCTCGCGTCGGCGGTCGACGGGGTGATCGTGCGGGGTCCGGCCGCGAAGCCGTCGCCAGCGCGATCTACGTCGAGTACAGCGACGCGCTCCGCGAGACCAGCGTCGACGCCCCCAGCTACGCCGAGCTGTACCGCCTGCGCAACGACGCCGCGAGCCGGTACAGCGCCACGCACGACGCGCTCGCCGCCGTCCGCCGCCTCGCCTACTGACCCCCCTAGATCAACCCGAGTGGCACTGCCTGCACCGACCCCCCCCTCACCAGGAGATCATCATGGACACCACCCAGCCCGCGAGCACGCCGAAGCAGGCCCGCCAGACCGACTACGTCGTGACGTTCGACGACGGCCGGATCGGCCGTGAGCGCGACGTCGCGCCGCTGCTCGTGCCCGTCGTCGAGGATGACGAGCGGGCCCAGGCCCTCGCCCGGCACGTGTACTTCTACGCCCGCCCGAAGCTGATCAGCGGCGAGCTGAACGTGGCTATCGAGATGGACGACAAGATCCCCGGCACCGGCAAGGGCTGGATCACCGCCGGGTTCAACACGGCCGCGCGGTTCACCATCGCTCCGGCAACGGAGGAATGACCGACATGCTGAAGTACCAGCAGACGTCCAGCGTCAACGACGAGAGCCAGGAGGTCCGGTTCACGATCGCGTTGATCGACGTCGAGCCGCGTCCCCTCTACCACAACAGCAACACCGTGTGGCGGCCGGAGCGGATCGCGGGCCACTGGTCCCGGTCCCGGGTCAACGGCCACGCCTGGTCGGAGTGGCAGTGGTCGGCCCGGGTGATCGGACCGAAACTCAAACGCGACGGCTCGCCGTACGCGGGCAGGGAGTACCGCGACTACATCGGCTTCCGCAGCGAGTGGATCGAAGCGGTGGAGTCGACCCGGCCGGGCGTCGAGCTGCCGGTGCCGTTCGCCGAACCCACAACCCCCTGATCGTCCCGGCGGCGCTCGCCGCCGGGCCTGCACGACCCTCACCAAGGAGATCATCACATGAACGCACGCATCACCGTCGCCGCTGCACTGGCCGTGGCCGGGCTGTCCCTCGGGATCGGGGCCTGCGCCCCGGCGGCGGCGGCCGGGCCCCCAGCACCCGCACCGGCCCCGGTGCCCGCCCCCGTGGCCGGGCCGCCCGGGGACGTCAAGCTGTGGACCGCGCCGCCGGAGCCGCCCGCCCCGGTCGAGCTGCCGACGCACACCGACACGCTGATCGTCCGGCCGGGGATGTACGAGGCCGGGACGGACATCAAGGCGGGCAAGTGGAAGACGACCGGCCCGCTGCTGGGCTACTCGTACTGGACGGCCGGGGTGACCGACGCCAACGGGAAGCTGGTCGAGTACGAGCACGTCGACGGTCCGGCGTACATCACGGTGAAGAAGGGGCAGATCTTGAAGCTGGGCGGGGGGGACGCGACCGCGATCGCGTGGTCGTGGGTGTCGCCCGCGTAGACGCGCGTCTATCGTCCCTGTAGTCTGATCTCTACCCCGGTCCCGCCATCCCGGCGGGCCGGGGGATCCCTCACCAAGGAGCACACCATGAGCAACACCGACACGCACGGCGGGTTCGACGTCGACGCGGGCTGGGCCCGGCTGCTCGACTGGATGACCGCGCAGCTGAGCCACACACTGCAGGTCCCGCACGACGGCCCCGACGACGTCGCCGACCTCGACGACCTCGACCTCGCCGGGCCCAGCTACTGGTGCACCTGCTCGTGCAAGCGCTGCTACGACGGGTTCCACTGCGGCTCGACCAAGTGCCGGGGCGGCTGATGGCGTCCCGGACCATCCCGCGCAACGCCTCCCGGCAGATCGCGGCGATCCGGGAGCGCGAGCTGACCTGCCAGGTCTACTGCCTGCGGAACGACTTCCACGCCCGCGACTGCGACCCGCAGTACGCGTGGGACGACCTCGCCCAGTACCGGTTCGCCCGGCTGTCCGAGCACACCGACCGGGACCACCACTGGGTGATCCAGGTGCACGACAACCTCTGGTACGAGCTGCGGGCGGAGCCGCCCGCATGAGCAGCGAAGGGAGGCGATCCCATGATCCGCAACCGTTGGCAGGGGTTCGCCTCCTGCCGCGACGTCGACCCGGAGGTGTTCTTCCCGGTCGGGGACGACTGGGCGGTGGCCCCGGGTCCGGTGCCGGTGCCGTGGCGGTCCCGCGCGGACCGGGCCAAGGCGGTGTGCGACCGGTGCCCGGTGCGGGCCCAGTGCCTGGCCGACGCGATGGACCGCACCGACATCTGGGCGATCTTGGGTGGGCTCGACCCGGTCGAGCGCGCCGCTCTCACCCGCCGTCCGGCGGCGTGATGGTCGGAGGGGGGTCGGGTTGCTCGGGCACGCGGGCCCGGCCCCCCTCCCGAACGTGGAGGCATCAGCGATGACGAGCACGCGGAAGTACCAGCCGACCCAGACCGAACTGGCCGACTTGATCCCGGAGGATCGGGAGCTGCTGGTGACGGTGACGGCGACGACGGAGCGGGCGAAGGAGACCGAACAGGTGGCCCGGGAGGCGGCGTTGGCGCGGCGGTCCGCGATCGCGGCGGCGTACGACGCGCGCATCCCCCGGCCGTTGATCGCGGAGGCGGCGGGCTACCAGGGCGTGGACGCGGTGCAGAAAGCGAACAAGCGCGCCAAGGCGGCGGCGGCGGAGTGATGTTCGCGCGCTGCAACAGGTGCGGCGTCCGGCGTCACTCGGCGGTGGGCGCCTCGCCGTCGTCGGGCTGATCGTCCTCGTCGTCGTCGCCCCCGACGAGCGACCGCAGCGTGACCGCCTTCCCGTCGGTGGTGTTCCCGACGTGGACCGGGTCGGGGTAGGCGCCCCGGATGTCGTCCACTGTGGGCAGTGAGTCGCCGTCCTCGGGCATGTCCCAGCCGACCAGGGAGTCGACCAGGCGCAGGGCCTTCCCCGGCGCCATGGCGATCTCGTCGTCGCCGACGGCGAGCATCAGCCAGCCCCCCGGGGTGTGCTCGGGGCGGGCGGGCTTGGCGGGCTTGCCCTTGGCGGGCTTGTCGGGCTTGGGCACGGCTCCTCCGGGCGGTCGGCGCGGGCGAGGCGGCGGTCGAGGAGCATGTCGACGTCGCGGGTGATCTTCCGGCGGTGCGGGGACCCGGCCGGGCAGTCCCGCAGGTGCAGCCCGAGCGCGGCCAGGCAGCGGTCGATCTCGTCGACGGTGGGGCAGCGGTACACGGCGGCCAGCCCGTGCAGGTACGGATCACCGGCCATCGCGGCCCTCCCGGCGCCCCGGCGAGGCGCCGCAGCGAGCGCAGTAGTCGTGGTCGGGGATGCCGCACTGGTCGGGGATGAGCTGGTGGCCGCGCCACCGGCACCACGCGCGCATGGCGGGCTGCTCGACCCACCGCCACTGTCGGTCGGTGATCGCGTCGACGGTGCGCCCGTGGAGGCGGCGGGTGATCGGCCAGTCGATCCAGCCGTACTGGCGCTCGACCAGCCACCAGTGGAGGTTCACCGGCCCTCCCCCCCAGGACAACCGGCCGACCACACGTGTCCCCGGAGGTTTGTGGGCCGGTAGGGACACGTGTGGCCGTGGCTGGAGAGTGTGACACGACCGGCCACCCGGCCGCATCACCCCGGCCCGGCCAGCCCCCGGGCGGTGGCGTGGGCGACGACCTCCAGCAGGTTGTAACGCGCACGGCCCTGGCGACGACGGGTGATGTGACCCCGTCGGCCCCACTGGCGGATCGTGGCCGGTTGGATCCGCACCCCGTACGCGAGCTGCAGGTGCAGCGCGGCGACGGTGGCGTCGACCCAGACCGGTGCGGGCTCGGGCTCGGGCACCGGCCGGTCACGCGGACTGGAGCACCTGGCCGAGGCGCAGCCACTTGTCCCGGGGCCAGGCCTCCCCGCACGCGGCGCAGGCGATGCGGTCCCCCCGTAGTGGCGCGTAGAGGCGGGCGCCGCACTCGCGGGTGTGCTCGCCGTCGTCGATGGTGACCGGGCAGTGCCCGATGAGGCGGCGGCCGGGGTCGCCGGTGACCGGGCGGAGTTGCCCGGCGAGGTCGCGCAGCGCGGCGTGCAGGTCGGTCGCGGCCTCGGCCTGGCGGGTGATCCAGTCGAGGTGCCGGTCGAGCCAGCGGGTGAGGTCGGGGACGGTGGCGGTGGGGTCGGGGCCCTCGACCGGGCGGGCCTCGGCGACCTGCCAGGCCAGCGTGTCGAGCACCGACCAGACCGACAGCGGGGGGTGTTCGGCCTCGGCGTGGACGCGGCCGTCGTGGGCCAGCCAGACGTGCGCGGTGGCGGAGGATCGCTTGTCCCGCATGGCGATGATGTGGTCGGCGGCCGGGCTACGGGAGCCGAATCCGGGGGTGCCGCGCCCGGGTTCGCCGCCGCCGCCGGGGCGCGGGTTGAGCAGCAGCCAGCGCCGCGCGGTGTCGGCGAGCAGGGTGCGACACCGGTCGTAGCAGTCGGAGCAGGTGACGTACCCGCCGTCGGCCAGGCGCCAGGGGCGTCCGGGGCGGGGAGGCGGGCAGAGCAGGCACGCGGAGGCGGGGCGGGCGGGGAGCTGGTCGGTCATGGGGGCGGGCCTCTCCCGGGGTAGGATTCCGACTTGCGTCTCCACGGTGAGGGGCCGCTGCTGGGCTCACTGTCCGTCGCTGGCTTAGCCACCGGCAGTGTGCGCGGCGGGTGCCGTCCGCCGCTACGGCGACGGGCGGCACCCACTACTAGCCAGGACGCGCCACGACCGGCCGGGTTGCCTCGGGCGGCGAGATGGGCAGCCGGTAGAGCCAGGCGTGCGCCGGGCCGACGTTGATGCGGGTGCGGTCGACGACCCCCTCGGCGTGCAGGTTGCTCAGGAGCCGGGTGGTGTTGGGTCGCGAGCCGGGGGCGAGCCCGGTGAGGGCGTGGAGCTGCGCGGCGGTGGCCGGGGCGAGGGCGAGCGCGGCGAGGAACAGGGCGCGGCGGGCGCCGCCGACGGTGCTGGTGTCGGGGGCGTGCAGGGCGTCGCCGAAGCGGGCGACGGCGAGCGCGGCGCGGGGGCCGGTCCCGGCCGGGCGGGCGACGCCCTGAGAGGCCCTGTAAGCATTCTCCCGGCCGTCGGCGATAGAGGATACCGGCGCGCCCCCCTGAGGCCGGGAGCGGACGAATGGGGCGGCATTACGGGGCATCGGAACCTCCGGGCTCAACGCCGATCCGGGAGTGGATCACGGGAGGAGCTTCGTCAGGAGCCAGTCCTGATCGCTGGGCCGGACCAGGTGCGCCTCGACGCCGTGGCAGCCGCCCAGCTCGTGGAGCACGGCCCGCTGCTCCGGGGTGGCGGCCCGGGTCATGTTCTTGACCTCCAGGAACAGCACCCGGGGCGGGCGGATCAGGATCAGGTCGGGCAGCCCGACGAGGCGCTTGCCCCGGGAGTCCCGGCAGTGGAACACCCGCCACTTGCGCCACCCGGCGCACTCGATGATCCACGCCTGGAACTGGGCCTCGGTCATCCGCTCGGCCAGGGGGCTCACGACGCGTCCCGGTCGATGTCGCCTGTCGGCTCGGCCGGG